GCCAACTCAACTTCCACTGATCCCGTTTTAGATCCCCTACGTAGAATCTCCGTTGCAGTAACTTTTCTAGGCAGTTTATCATACAAAGCGAAGCTAATTGCATTGAAAATTGCTGTCTTGCCTGCTCCATTTGCTCTTCCGTTATCATGATCCCAACCTTTGACCAGCATTAAGCCAGTATCATCAAATGTTACTTCAGCATTCTCTATACTGAGAATGTTGTTTATCTTGACTTTTAGAATTTTCATCGTTTGCTCGGTGGTTTATTAATGACTAGATCGCCTTTTTCATTATAGACGAGCCACCCTTCTTCAAGACAAGTTTGAGTAGAATATGTTTCAATAAATCTAGGGACTTCTACTTCCCAGTAATGTTGCTCGCGTCTAGCCTTAGTATCTAGATTGTGATTTTGATCCCGCTTAGTGCCAGTAAAATCATCAATAACTTCAGAAACAGCTTGACTTCCTGCAGACGGTAGTTGACGCCCCATATGTCCAGGACACAGATTACAGGGTAGGCAATGGGTATCTTTAGATGCGTAGAGGGTAATTTCTCTTTGACAAGAATTGCAAACGAATCTATATTTCGGCATATAAATCTCCCATGCGGAAGATTATACTTAAAAACGAAGACCTAGGCCGGCACCGCCAGAGGTTGAGCCACCGAATTGAGAGTGTAGACCTAAGAAAATAGGACCAAAGAGGTCGTAGGTAACATGACCATAATAGTTTCCACTTGTAAGAAGTCCAGCTTCGATCCCAAAACTCTTCTTATTAATTTCAACAACTTTAGATTTCTCTAGCTCATCAATTTGATGTTTATAGGTCTGCTCTTTAGAGGAAAACTCTTTTTGTAAAGCTTGAACACGCTCTTTATGTACTGATTCCCACTTAGCCTCAATAGAAGCCACTTTTTGTTTGAACTCTTCTTGAATTGAAGTTATGATCTGCTTTGATTCATCAACTTGGGTTTCTGTGAACTTTTTAATTTCAATTGTTCCGTCTGGTCTAACAATTTTGTAATATGCAGTCTTATTTGATGTCTTAAGCGTTGTGTTTTCTGTAGTAAGTTTAGTAACTTTCTTCTCAGTTTCTGTAAGTTTATACTTATACTCACTAGTAACTTTATCAAGTACATCTCGAGCTTGAGACAGCTCTTTTGTATGTTGTTCGTTTAATGTCTTAGTCTCGAGTTCATGTTTTTGGCGCTCACGCTCTTCAATTTTTTTAGTTGGATAGAAAATGGCCCCAATTGCTATACCTAATAAAAGTACAAGAACAAATTGAATCACCTTACTGCCTTCGACAGTAGTTTTTATCTTTTCCCACATACTTACTCCTGGCCCATAAAGCCGCTATTCGGGTCCATCATTGACTTAAATGCGTCGCGACTTAAAGCTAACTGATTCTCAAGACTGAAATCGCGTGGAGTTACGACTATACCGCCCAGAGTGATTAATAGAGATGCTACTGATAGTGCATTTCCAAGACTTACACGGCATACCTTTGCCGGTTCAATAATACCAGCTTGATATGCATCTACAATTTTATGAGCATTAGCATCAAAGATACATTTAGGTGGAACAGTTTGACCAACGATAAAAGGTTGAAGAACGTTCCATATGTCACCAAAGTCTTCTCCGCAGTTAGATAGCAACATCTCAAATGGTGCTCTTAATGCATTTACCATAATGATCCAACTTGGAGAAGAGTCTTTATGTTTAGCAATGATATCTGAAAGAACGAGATGAACACCGCAGCCACCAGGAATAATACCTTCGGCTATAGCAGATCTAACAGCTTCAACAGCATCTTCTACTCTGGCCTTCTTTTCACGAGCCTCTAATTCAGATCCTCCGCCTACCCAGATAGTTGATACGCCACCAGTAAGTTTACTGATTGCTGCCTTAACGAACATCTTCTCCCTATCGTTTGGAGCAACCTGCATGATTGCCTTAAGTTCTTTAATGCGAGTATCAAGTCGGTCTGAATCAACTTCAGAAGTAATAAATGTCTCATATAGAGTGACTTTAGCGGTTTCAAATGTACCAAAACCATCGAGATCTTCGCGTTCTTCATCTGTAATCCAGGCATCTAAAGTACCTGGATCGTGCACAATGCCTCCAGAATAAGCAGCCATATCCTGTAAAAACATTGAACGTGAGTTTGCAATTCCACCAAGCGGTGTCTTAATAGGAATTACTGTATAGCCACCTTTTGTAGTCTTTGCAAACTTGTCCATCACAGTATCTGAAAAACCATGAGCAAATACAATGATAGGACGACCATATAAATCTGTGCTTTCAATTGCTTGTTGGATAGCAGCAGGAACCTTAAGGTCGTTCATAGTACCGTCATACAGGAAGATAAGTCCGTTGTCCATTTTAGCTTGCTGACCTGAACGATCATTAATAAATGCTAGACCTAAGGAACCAAGATCTTTAAGACCAGTTGTAACAACACAACCATCAATTGTCTCGACGCGAATATCAGCTGTATCTGCTTCCTCGATAAGAACCTGGCCATCTTCTCCAGCTGCAATTACAGCGTCAACAGCCGCCTTAGCGATAATAGAATCACCGTTAGCTGAAATAGTAGCAACATTGATAAGTTCATGACGTTCCTTTACTGGTTTAGCATTATCTTTCAAGAACGGAATAATGATGGTGTTGTATAGAGAATTCAGCTCATTAACCATTCTCTGAGGGTTGTATTTAGGGTTTGCTTCAAGAAAGGCATTACCATGACGTGTAATAGCATTAGCAAGTATGATAGCCGAAGTCGTTCCATCACCTGCCTGTTTTGCAGTACGTAAACAGATCTCCTTGGCAGACTCCATGATGATGTTAGCTTCTGCATTAGCTACTCCTAAAGATCTTGCAACTGTAACCCCATCCTTAGTTACTAAGGGAGATAAACCATCGCGCTCAATAAGAACAGCTCTACCGCCAGGACCTAAAGTAGCACCAACAACTCCTGCCATATCATTAAGAGTATTATTTACAATATCTTTAAGTTTAACTCTATCAACAGTGATACTTTTCGCTTTACTTTTTTCGTAAATTGACATTATTTTTTACCTTTCGTTGATTTGTGTCGTTTGACAGCGTTATCCATCTCTTTGTTGTATTCTTTTACTACTTTTTCGTACTTCTTAATTTGCTTAGGGTCATTCTCAAAACCAAAAAAACTATGTCCAAGTTTAAGCGCCGCTCTAAGTGAACCTGTACCGCCACAGTGAGGATCAAAGATCACTGAACCTGGTAAACAGTCAGTCATACGAATAAGTAACTCTGCTAAGTCAACTGGATAAGCTTCGTCCAGAGATCCGGTTTCAATTTCCCAAGTATTACCTGGACAAGATGTCTCATCTTCGGTTTTTAAGTATTCTCTAACAGGTAAGCGATCTAGCTTCCAGATATCGCCGTTACAAAAATGTAATACGTATTCATGAGAGTTAACTAAGTTACTCTCTGATCTTTTACCCGGAAACCAGGTCTTCTTGATAATGATATTGTCTATATGATTGAATCCGGCATCTACCATCATCTTAGCTATCTCAAATGGACGCCACTTAGCTTCGATAGGAGCATAACAGATAAGAAACACAATTCCATTGGGAATCATGGAGTTTTTTAGTTTTTTAGCAAACTCTTGAAACTGAGTTGCATCAAAGCCGTCCCGTTTACGAATTGGAACTCTTGTAATACATATTTCGGTATTTTTTGGCCACAACGCGTCTTTATGCATTGGGTCCATATTATGGATTCGGACGTTCGTCTGAAAGATAGAAGAGAAATTATCCAAGGCGTATACTCCTAGTATAGAAGCTTTATACTCGGATGTCTTGGTCTTAGTTTAAATTATCTGGTTGCACATAGTAAGTTAACTTATTTACCTGTACTTCCAAATCCACCTTCGCCTCTTGCTGTATTAGTATCGACCGACTCAACTTCTTCAATATAGAAAGCAGCAGAGTAGGGATTCATAATGAGTTGAGCAAGTTTTTCACCTTTACGTACAACAATAGGCTTTACACGCATTATCGGATAACCTTCTTCATCTATCCGCTCAATTAAATTTATATTTGCCATTACAACATGAGGAATACCGCGGTAATCTTGGTCGATCACTCCAGCATGGACAAGAAGTCCCTGTGCCCCTAGTCCTGACTTGCCTGTTATGTTAGCCCAAGTTCCTTGAGGTAGTTTTAAGCGAATATTAAGTGGTACACGCATTGCTTGACCTGGATAGATAACAATATCGTCTATGGCATAGAGATCAAAGCCAGCATCAGAAGCATTTTTTTTATTGGGAAGTTTGCCTTCGGCCATAACTTCGCACTCAATTTTGAAACATTCTTGGTGAAGTGATGCTAACTGTGACTTAATTTCTTCATTATTCATGATGTATTTATACAGAACATGTTTTTAAAGTTAACATGATATTTATTTTTAGCACTGAGTGGAAAATGCCATCGTGAAAGGTATCATAAAGATTATATAATCACCTCCCGTCTATCTTCTATCTATCCCTATAGAGCTCACACCAGTATCGCGCGCTACGCGCGCTTTCAGTTGCGTTGCAACTGAAGACGAGATAAGAGTATCTTTATTAGTTCAGGAAGTGGAAGGGTGGCCTTCCAACTTACGGTTCAAAGGTCTTTGGATAAGTTCGCATAGGATGATTTGGGTCACCATAGTACATACGGTAGACGTCTTGCATTCCGTTTGGGTATTGCTTGATAAGAATTTGGCACCAAAGTTTGTAGAAGCCCTTCCATATAAAATTACGCTTCTTTAAGTATTGCCAATTGATATAGGGCAATTTTCTAGCATCTGCATTACCTTTGTCTGCAAAGCATCCAAGAAATTGCCCAACTAAGATACTGAGTTGACCAAGTGGTCCAACCCATTTTCCAGCAGTCATCTTAAGATATGCTATATGACCGGGCGAACGACCGTGCCAACCAAAGAAACAGAACTGCTTTGGGTTGTTGTTATTCCAGAAGAATCTAGGTGCTTTCCAACCGCTCATTAACTTAGCAAGTACATAATACTTGTTATTTAGATCTGCTCCCTGCCCTTGATCGATGCTTTCAGCTCGCTGAGTAGATCCGTGGATATAAGAACGCTTTGAGTAATTTCCGTTATCGAACAGACCGGAGAAGGTAAAGATTGCTCCAGTATTGTCCATGGAGTCAAATTCTTGTCCACCTGGAACTCTTGATGATATTCCTGGAAAAGTCTCTAGACTTTCATATGTAGATATCAAACGAGTTATTTCTGCTTGCTTAACTGAATCAGAGGTGTTTGGATCATTTATCAGACAGATCAGATACTCTAATGTAAACAGAGCGCCATTTTGAGTTGACTCACCGTTGGTTCCATCTGTGTAAAGACCGTTTAGGCCGTACTGATCGCGATATTTCTTAAAATCATCATATAGACTCATACCTATATAGTAAGCTATGAGGGTGATTAGCAAGAAGTTTATCTAATAAGAAGCGTAAATCAGATTCTGCTTTTAACTTAGAAAGTTGTTTTTGGTCAAATGAATAAGTCATTGAGCCCGCATGAACTAATGCCTCGATCGGTAGCTTATCTAATAAGACAGTAAATTTATCACCTATAAGACCATGTGATATGGATTGTCTGTGCTCTTTAAATGTAAAATGAACCACTATATGGTGATACTTAGTTGACATGTTTCTTAACAATCTAAGAACGCATCTTTGTCGCTTGTAATTTCCTGATATACATAACTGTGAATTGATTTGCATAAAATATTGGCGCACCCGGTGGGGATCGAACCCACGTCCAGCGTTTTAGAGACGCCTGCTCAGCCACTGAGCTACGGGTGCATCAATATTATACTTTTACATCAAAGGAAGGTTATCCAAAAGAGATTGAGCAGTTGCATGATCTGTGCACTCAAAAAGTGCAAAGGCAGTCATCTCATCTCCGATATCAGGCTCCTTAAATGGTACTGGATATTGTTGATACTTATCTAAAGAGACTTTTAAAAGCTCCAAAGATTCTAAATCCCTTACCTTTAAGTAAACCAGTGTCCCATTCTTCCACTTTCGCGGTTGTTGCTTCAGCAGGAGCTCCGCAAGAGCGTGACCCGCTTGAACTGCTTGTTGGGATTTCGACAGATCCGATCTCACTACTACGTAAAGCTTCATCTTGCACCTTCTTGATCATCATTTCGATATATGGCATGTTAGGCTCTTTGCCCGGTTTATGACTTCGTTCAATCTGCTCAATGGTTCGACCTCTAAGCATACAATAAACGATATGTTTATATCGGAATTCATAAGAAGGAACGCGGATATTCCAAAGAGATTTACCCTCTCTTTGAGCTTGTTTATATAGTTTTCGGTTGGTAGTTATTTCTTTAGCAAGAGACTTGAGCTCTTGTTTTAATAGATTTATTTGATTTTTCATATGTTCTCCTAGTTAGTTTGGTTATTGAAATCCAGAGGCAAACTAGAAGATTTAAGGAGGCTTATGAACCTAATGCATATTTTTACCCTTTCTTTTTAAGTTGTAGGACTCTTTTGCTAAGCTAGAGTCCCATAGTTAATATTCTACTTCAAATCTTTCTCAATATCAGCTAATTTTTTATTTATTTCTTCTTCGCTGGGGCCATCTGGAAGAAGTCCGGCAGGAGGAGTCTCAGATTTTAAAAATAGTGAGCGTTCTGCTTGACGTCTACGAGTAAGCCCCTTAACTTCAACTCCACCGGCTTTATTCCAACGAAGAAACTGCTCTGCTGCTCCAGATATATCCCCTGCATTCAGGATCTTCAATAGGGTTGATTTCTGAAGAGCTCCAAGGCCTACGTTATAACTGAATGAAACAAGCGCATCGAACTGATTCTGGTTGATCGGGATGGTAACGTATTTAGTAACGCCCTTCTCGAAGCGATCTAACTCTTTCATCATCATATCAATAGCTTCTTGCTCAGTGATAGTGCGTTTATTAGCCACATCTTCTTTAGTGACACCTTCAGTACAACCAAAACCTATGGTTGGTACACCTACTATGTCTAGATAGGCTGTTAAATATAAACCTTCAAAACCCTTAATTAGCTCTAATCCGTTCTTGCTGATTTTTCTGCCCATAACCTAATTATACTAGGTTCTAAGCTTAATATCCTGTTCAAACTGTTGATCTGTATAAGTATTTTCCATTAAGACCTTGATACCTTCAGTAATGCCATCTGCGATAGCATTTTGAATAGTGTAACCTATATTAGACATAGATTGATTATGTACGTTAGTCATGTTGTAGCTGATTGTTAAATAGACTCTATCTTTAACTTCTTTTAAGACTTCATCTCTTGACTTAATATAGTTCATAAAACCCTCACTTTTTCAGTAATTTCTTTATACATTTCAACTCTGTTGTTTCCATGGCGACTTAACATAGTTGAACCTAGTGGAATATAGTCAAGAATCAAACAGTGCGTTTTACTGCCCTGTTTCCGTAGACCTCGACCTATTGCCTGAATAACTGGCCCCTTAGATGCTACGAAATTAGCTAGAATCAAAACATCTACGTTCTGCGTATCAGAACCCTCTCCGATTTTTCCATCGGTACCTACTAACCCCTTAACTTTTCCAGCATTTAGCTGATCTACATATTCTTGAGATTTTGCATCTATTCCGGTAGCAAACGGGATATTAAGATTTTCACTGAGCATCTTTCCATGAGCAACCTCATCAACAAGGATAAGAACAGATTTACCTGCTGCCATCATCTTTGCTGCATCTTGCTCAATCTGCTGAAGCATTAGTGGTTCATTTAATACGTGTGCCTTATAAGATTTTAACTTATCATCTTTGTGATCTTTACCAGTCGTATGAACTTTACGGACGATAAAGATTGGTTCTGCAAGGTATCCGTTCTCTACACCCCACTTGATGTCACGTCTAATAAGGACATGCCCACATCCGCCAGTGATCATCACATCTTTTCCGTCAGATCGATAGTCTGTAGCTGTGAGTCCAAAAATCTTGCCAACCGACGCCAGACCTTTCGAGATATCAAAGAACGTGGTAGCGGGGGTGTGATGTGTTTCATCAAATATAATGAGACCGAGTTCGGCATCCTTGAACTCTCCAATATTTTTAGTGATAGAAGCAGCGATACCAACTGTAATGTCACTAATCTTCTTTTTGCCTCCGCCATAGAAACCTACCTTATTTTGTCCAAAGCAATCTACAAACTGTTTGTAAAACTGTTTAGCTACAGATTCAGATGGGCATACTATAAGTGTACGCCGTTTGTATCTCTGGACCAGGTGTGTAGCAAGAAGTGTCTTACCTAGTCCAGTTGCAAGATTAATTAGTCCACGATAGTTGGCCATCATCAGATCTACTGCTTCTTCTTGATATGGACGAAGATCAAAGGGCTTTTTAACCCAAGGAACAACAATCTTCTTACCCGTTTCGCTCCTTAAATCAGTTATTCTAAACTTAGCAAGTTCATCTTTGATATCATTAAAGAATGTACTAGGAATGATGAGCTTATCATCTACCAAACTGTGCAATTGTCCCTTAGATTCGGCCTGAAGTTTAGCATAAATAGGCGAACTTCTAAGATATACATTCTTAGACATGCGGCGTAACTGGTAAGCTTTAGATTTATCTGTGTAACTTAAGTTCTTATTAGCCCACGTAACAATACTAGGACTAGGATCCGTTATTGTAATTGCGTCATTACTAACTAGAGCGTGTGGAAGCATAAAGTGTATTATACTAAACGGGTATAACCCTAAAGTCAGCAGCGACGGTGGAAGGCACACCTAAGAGGTGGGAGAAATCCCGGATACCAGTCCCCAGAAACTCTTGAAAAGATCCGGTAGCACGTATGACTGGTGTGACTCCGGTGAGTTGGAATCAAGTCCAACCTGCTGGCTAATTTTTAAGTCTAAAATAAAACTACCTCTTCCATAAGCATTAGAACTGCCTCATCTTGCACTGGCTTGAGTGTTAGTTTCTGAATTTATATGTATAATATAAATAACCGTTTTTGGAGATTTTTATGAATGATGTTTCTTATGTCAACAAGTTGAAAACTCAACTTTACTGGTGGTTAGGTAAGCGCCGTCCGTTTGTTATCAACGATGAGTACAAGATAGAGCTCTTGTTTATCGACAAAGTCAATAACTCAGCAAAAATTCAAATTACTAACTTAAAAAGTGGTGATGTTATCGTTCAAGACCAAGAGGCGAGCGATGACCAAGAATAATTTAGAACTAATTTTTGATGAGTGGAAGGCTAATCTTAAGCAAAAAGATCGCTCTAACGCTGCTGTTACAAGTAATTTTGACGAGTTATTTGAAGAATTAAAACGTGCAAACGCTTCTTTTGAAGAAGCACACGCTGTTCTCGCTAAAGCTATTAAGGCTCATCTTCCTCCACAAGGCTTAGCTAAAAAAATATACAAATTTGGTAAGGATAACCCTAAAATCTCTTGTTATACTGAGAAAGAGTTTCTCGATCAGTGGAATCAAGATATAACCGACAAGGGCACCGCATCGTTTTTCGACATCTTTCCTAGACCTAAAGTTGATCCAGATGACGATGGAGAACCAAAGATTTATGGAAGTATGTCTGCTAAGGAATACAGAGCTCAACGCCGATATGCTGACTCTTTTCCACGTTTAAATACAGAAGCGCTCGAGCGGGCTATGATTAAACAGACGTATAATCCAATGGATGATCTCGAAAACATTTTAGGTGATGATGATGGCTCAACTTAGTAAAGAGCAGATGGATGCTCAGTTAAAAAAGGCTAAAATGCCGACCACAGAGACCTGTGAGGTCTCGTTCGACGAAATTAATACCTTCGGCGATCGTGAGAGCCTTCTTAAGATGTATAGGAACATCGCAGGCTACAATAAGATGTTAGGTGAGCGCATTACGCTCATCAATGATAGTTTAACGGCAGCTGTTCCATTTACTCGTGAAAATCTATATTTATTCTGTGCGTATACTGGATCTGGTAAGTCAACGGTCGCAGCTAACATCTCATATCCTCTTTGGAAACAAGGCAAAAAAGTCTTAGTTGTTTCTAACGAAGAAACCGAACAAGACGTCCTTCTGCGTATTGCTTGCTTAGAAAAAGGTTTTAATTTTAATGACTATAAAAAGGGTACGATGCCCCAAGAAATGCTGAGAGAGATCTGCGCCTTGATGCCAGAAATTGCTAAGTATGTTAAAGTTCTAGATGTAACTTGGCGAGAAGGTCTTACTACAAAGATTGAGGGCGTTAAGGGTGCCTTAAATGCTCTTAAGGGACAAGGTTTTAGTTGTGTTCTTATTGACTATTATCAGTTGATTAAGTATTCTATTACTCAAACAGACAGAACTACCTACGATGTGTTAAACGATCTTCGCACTTGGCTTGGTCAGTATATTAAGAGCTCTGAGGTTCCGGTATGCTTGTTTGTTCAGCTTTACTCTCAGAGCAAAAGACCATCTAAAGGATCCGATATAGATACTAGGATAAAAGACTGCTCTGCTATAGTTGAGCCCGCTACTGTCATAATCGAAATTGTCCCTAATCATGATGAACTCACTACTGACTTTATAATTCATAAAGATAGATTTGGAGTTGCAGGTAGTAAGATAACGTGCCCATTCGAAAAAGGACGATTTCTTAAGCAAATCTCTGAGAAAGAACAAGCAGAGCGAGCTCTTGATAAACTTCAGAGTTCAATGGATAAGGCAAAATGATTAGCACTAAGAAATGCCTCATCTGTAAAGATGGTAAAAAAAATGACTGCTTGCATTGGCATGTCGGCGACGACGGCGGATATTGGGTTTGGTGTCAAGGCAAATGTCAACGCGGCTACTCTATTCGCGATTACTGCCACTATGCAAATATATCGCTTCCTGAGTTCTTGAAGGGCGATTTCGATTTTAAAGAGGCTCCACCTAACGAGGTGTCGGTGCAAAGCTGGCCTCAGCGTTTTATCCCACTATCAGATCCTCGTTCTGCTCCAGGTATCGAATATATCAAGTCTCGTGGTTTAAATGCTGAAGGAGATATGTATTATGATATTGAAAGAGAGGGGATAGTTTTCCCTTATTATTTTGATAATCATTTCTGTGGAGCACAGACTCGCTTTATTATCCCAAGAGTCCATCCAGATGGAGAAGTCCAAAAAATGGACACTTTGCCTGGCACAAGACTGGGTCTTTTATTTTATGGTTGGAACCAGTCCCGATTTATTGGAAATGTCAAAGCAATAGTTGTTACAGAGGGCAGTTTCAACGCGATTGCAATTAATCAAGCGCTTAACTTAGCTTATGGTGGAATTAACAATAATCCATGGCGTTCTATCAGTTGCTCTGGAGCTGGTGCTACTAAGCATCATCAAGAAGCTCTTAAAGAGCTTAAAGAGCAAGGAATGAAGATAGTTATTGCGCCTGATTGTGATGATGCAGGCATGAAGATGTTAAAGAAGTTTCGAGAAGGTGAAAGTGCAACTCATTTTGCCTTGACTAGCGATACACGGGATTGGAACGATATGTGTAAAGACTTGGGACATGCAGAGTTTGCGAAGTTCTTTCTATCTACAATTCAAAAGATTACCTAATTAATAGAATTCTCTAACGATGATCACACCGGAACCACCAGCACCACCTTCGCCGCCTGGAGCTCCACCTGCACCGATCGAAAAAGCATAAGTTGCTAGTGGATTTGCGACACCGCCTTTAAAGTATCCTCCAGCTCCACCACCACCAGAGCCAACAGCACCAGTATTTCGAGCACCGCCTCCGCCTCCACCTGCACCAGTATTAGCAATTGCACTATTACCGCCGGAATTTCCGCCACCATTTCCACCGCCACCACCTAATGGACTTGACGCACCCATTCCACCTGCAGCAAATAAACTTGGTTCGCCTCCCGATGCTCCTTTGCCTCCTGTAGTAGATATACCTGTAAAGCCGGTCGCTGTAACTGATCCACCGTTGCCTCCAGCATTAGCAGTTGCGCCACCACCAGCTCCGCCAGCTCCACCAAAACAAGTTAATGTGCCAAAAGTAGTGTTGCCGCCAGAAGAAGCGCTTGCGTTGTATGCACCGCCTCCACCCCCGCCTCCGATTGCTTCTATTTCTATATATTTGCAACCGATCGGCGTTATGTAAGTCCCTGATCCAGAGGATATTTTTGCGATTGTAGGTGTTTTAAAAATTGATGTAATTGCCATATTAAAGTTCCTTTACAGTCAACTGTCTACCAATATTGCCGCCAGAAACTAGAACGGTGGTTCCAGCTACTCCCCAATACATATCTATCTTGTGGGTACCTTTTGATAGGTATACTAAGTGAGTTTGAGTACACATAACAAATGCTGCTGTAGAGCTTGCTGGTCTAGTATAACCTTGCTTTCCAACTGCTATACCATTAATATAGAACTGTGTGATCGCCTGATCGTTAAACGCACCGATAGGTTGAAAGTTACCCTGAAACCCAAGTTCGAACCACGTTCCAGGACTTGGGACAGTTATAGACATATCGAGCATTGGGATCAGTGATGCTGACGATGTCGAAGAGTTTGACCCTAAATCTGTTGCTACACCTCTGAACTTCTTAGGACTCTCACTTTTAACTAGACTTAAAAGTCTAGAATCAGAGATGCCTTGTGATCCAACTGGAAGTGTATTTTGGTTTTCTGTTTTTGAATCAGATTGAGGAGAATGCACTGGTGTGATAACATCAATACCGCTAAAGTATTTCTCCGAAGGGTTTGCTCCCGTAGTAGTAGTAAAACGAACACGATGAAGACCTAGGGATAAACCGTTAATTACGATTTTACCGTATCCGTTTCCTACAGGCGTACCAGATAAAGATCCAGTAGCAGCGGTAAATGTCATTCCAGTAACAGCCCCGGTATACAGTGTACCTATGCCGGTAAAGTTGCTCAAACCATTAACAGATACTGTTGTAGTGCCAAACGCGATAGCGTTCTGTAACAATATGTAGATCTCGCACCCTGTTCCGAAGAAAGAAGTTTCAACGTAACAGTTAGTTTGAAGCTGATTTGATCCAATGACAAGTCCCTGCGGATTATTGTTGTCATCTGCTACTGACCAATTATTAGCACCTCCGTTGACATAATTAAATTCACGAAGTCCACTCTTTCGAAGAACGCCGGCAGAAAGTGCATAAATATTAGCTGTAGTGTTTACAGCATAAGTAGCCATAACATAGTGATTAGAAAGTTCCATTGTCCCTGCTGGAATTGCAGGTTTTTTAGGACCGTAAGTTATAAACTTTGTGATACCTAATGCACTTACTGCAAACTGAATCTTAACAGTATGGGTTCCATAAGCAAGACCAGAGACAATCTTAATCTTCTTAAGTTCAAGACTAGGAATATCCACTGCTGCTAATGTCCCGATCGAAATACCATCAACTTCAACTGTGATCGTTGTAGCACCGCCACCACCGCATGCCATGACATCGAGACCGGTACCAACGAATGTAAGACTGATTTGATCTGAAGCAGCAGATGCACTAAGAACTTCGAAACCTAGAGCAAAACGATCGTTGATCAAACCAGCATTAGAGTGAAGACTTGTTGTTCCATCTTCAAGTGTAAACTTACGCGCTGCTGCAGCTCCAGTAGCAGTAGACCAATCATCAGAGCGACCAGCACCAAACTCTCTTGGATGATATGTTCTAATTACTTCTTCATTGGTATGATCTGCTAGTAAGTAATTAGCTTGTGCTCCATCAACAGCTTGAAATGCTTGTCCCACTGTACCGTTTAAGTTGACATAAGTTAAAACTCTACCACCACGAATTCCTGTTACAGGAGTAGTATGCGATAAGGTCGTTCCCGCAGAAACAATCTTCTGACCTTCTGCATAACCTGTACCTGGATTAACCTTAATTGTAGTTCCACTGATTACATCAAAGCCAGCAATATCTAATGCAACAGATGCTGATGCTTGACGAATTTTTACCGTATGTATTCCTAGGGTTAAGCCTGATACAACAGGTATCACCATGTTTTGGTTATATCCACGAGTTCCAATAGCATTAGAGTAGGCACTTACAAATAGATTTCCACCTTCTGCACCACCATCCACTGATGCACGTGCATCTAGCAATGAGTTGTATACGCTCAGCATGTTGAGTCCGGTTCCATAAAAAGTTATTTCTACATAAGAGAATGTACTGTTTGCTGGAGTTTCAATAGGTCTGCCATAGGTAACTAGTTCTGGCGCACTCCACCTACCTACAAACCGAATTAGTCCTCTGTCATCGCTTAGTGTACCGTAAACCTTCTCACCGGTTGCACCAAACTCGTTTTGAAGTTCATATATGCCTTGAATCTGTATGCGATCGATACCCATACTGACGCGTGCATCGTTAGCAAGATCTGAAATCTGAGCTCTATTTACTATAGTCGTATTAGGAACAGAGATTTTAGTAGATTCGTCTACAAAACCCTGGAAACCAGCAGTCATCAGATCATAATTATCAATAAAACGAGAATCAGTTGCAAACTCAGTTTCTTTTTTAAGCCCACGCTTGATTGCTATGATGTTTAAATTAGCGGCGATAGGTGTATTAAGAGTGATTTGCGAAGATGAATTAGTTCCATCAATAGACGTAAAGATAAAGTCGTTTAATGAGCCAAGTCTAGTTAGTGCACCATCAATGAATAGATCAAATGCATCAGTATTTGATTGATTTACTAGGAAAGGCAGGTTTATAACCGTTTGAGATGCAGTAGATGTGGCTTCATAGCGAGCGATAACAGGTTGCTGAAGCTGACTTGATATCAGATCTGCATCTGTGTTTTGCTTTACGTTACTCTTTGCATTGATATTAATAGTTGCGCCCATATTTGTTCCTATTATAACTCTTATTTATGTCTACAGCTCTATAGCTAATAAATTTCGCCCTGTATTAGATGACGATGCAGTTACACCACCAGTAGTTTTCCAGTATACATCTATTTTATGTGCTCCGGCAGATAAAAAGGCTATAAAACTCAAAGACTGTGTTTGTGTATAGTTTGCGTTATATGCAGTGTGAAAGGCTACTTCAGGTCCTGCAGGAACACCATCGATATAGCACTGTAAATATATAAGAGCACCAATAGTATTAACAGCACCCCAATGAACAAAATTAACTAGCACTTTGCCTCCATTTGTCTTTAAGGCTAAAGACATCTGAGGCATTGGGACATAGTTGTTTGAAGTTGTTGTCGGATTACTCTCAGTACCTGAGGCCTGCGCGCAAGCTTTAGCTGAGTTTAAGTTAGTTGGTATCAGCTGTCTAGAATCTGAAAGAGAGCAAGATCCAACTGGAAGAGAGTTTTGAAGATCTGCTTGGAGATTAGATTTTGAAGAATGAATCGGAGTGATGATATCAAGGGTCTCAAACCAAACAACGCCACCAGAAATATTAGTAAATCGTACTGTATATTTTCCAAGTGGAAGACCTTTTGCACTAAAACCAGCTGAATTCCCGGCTGTAGTGCCTTGGGTATTAAATACGCCTGTAGAAGTATTAAACGGCACCGTAGTGGTCATTCCATACTGTGAAGTAACAAGATTAGGAAAATTAGCTAGGGTCATGTTGCTACCATTAAGAGTAATAGTGTGGCCAACAGAGCCTGATGTGGCTTCGAAGCGAATTTCAAACCCAGTTCCAAAGAACGTGTACTCCATGAAATTGCTGGCTAATAAGGTTCCGCCCACTTCAAATCCGCCTATATTCGCGGCTGCCGAAACACCTACATTTATTCCCCATGCACCTACGTACACCGCTTCTCTCCAAAGCATCTTTCTAAGTGTTCCAGTTCCAATCAAGCCTAGATCTATTTGAGAAGATGAGGTAGAAGTCGATGCTGGAGCAAAATCTGCCATCACGTTATAATCCGCAAGCTCTATTGCGCCCACTGGAACTGCTGGTTTCTTAGGTTGGTAAACAGAAAAAGAGATAAATTTATGTGGAGTCTGATTGCCACCAAGACCTGGACTAGAAAGTCTTACAACGTGTGTTCCATAAGGAAGACCAGATGCTATTTTATAGTTTTTGATACCGCTGTTAGCTACGAACGGAATAGAACCCACAGAGACACCGTCTACAGTAACGTTTGTTACACGAGAAGTAGCTGCCGTAAAGTTAGCTAAAGCAATATCTAAGCCTGTGCCAACAAACGTAAGATATACGAACCAATCAGTGGCCGCATCGAAGTAGTCTAAGCAGTTTACTCCATATTGAGTAGAAGAATAAAGGTTAGCTCCAGCAAGAGAAGTAACACCATCGTCAAGCGTAAATGCCCTTTGTCCTGCGTTAGCAACTGCGATTGTGCTAAAATCATCTGCGCGTCCAATTCCAAACTCTCTCCAGTTGTGAACCCTAGCGAGCTCTTCAGCAGAGTGATCGGCCGACGTTAAGAATAAAGAAGATATTCCTACGGCCTGAACAGCCTGTGCAAGAACTCCACCCTGGTTATAAGTAACAACGCGACCACCTTTTGTACCAGTAAGCACTGAAGGTTTATATGCTAAAGATTGAGCAGTTTCTAAGGATACTTGGCGTTGATCTTTGATCAACCTACCTGAATTAATGCGAACTGTCGAAGACTCATTTAAGATTTCAAAACCGTAAATTGCTAATCCAACGGCGTTTGCGCTTCTAATCTTAACTGTATGAATTCCTACTGATAGTCCAGAAACTATAGACTGAACTTGATTAGCTGAATACTGTCTTTGTCCTAATACAGTTGAATAAGTCGCATTAAGTATGTTTGCACCCTCAGTTCCGCCATCGACTGTGATTCTTGCATCGTTTGCTGAGATCAGGAACATATTAGCATTTAGTCCAGTTCCGTAGAATGTTATCTCAACATAATCGTTAGTGGTAGAGGCTTGAGAATATGGTCCATACTGATCTACAAGTCGATTCCAACCGCCAACAAATCGAATCAGACCAAGATCATCGTTTAAGACGCTAAAAACGCGTTCGCCGTTTGGTCCAAATTCGCTTTGAATCTCTAAAATCTGCTGTGCAGAGATCCGCTGAATTCCCATGCACGGTGCCATGTCTTGAGAAAGATCACGGATCTTAGCACGATTCACTATAGTTGTATTAGGCACATTAATAAGTGGAGCAGCAACGTACGAAACGTTGGAGTCACCGATCAGATGCTGGGTAAGTTGTAAACTCATAGTCGTTTCCTATATTGTCCGATTAAATCCAAAATTATTCTAAATCCTCGTCTAGAATCTCAGACTCAAGTCCAAGATAGATTTTTCGCTCAATTCCATCCATATTGGCCCATGTTTTTTGTAACATGCCCATTTTCTTAGCCTTGATTGCTGCCGCTCTTACTTGGGCAGCTTCTGAACGCTGTGCTAGTGATCTATGACTTACACATTTTTCATGTCCAGCATCATCCATTGCTTCCCACTCTGCTATGATAGCATCTTTGATGTCTTGTGAAGGTTCTTCTAAGAAATATAATGTGAGCTTACTATCAGCTGAGTTACCATCGTAACTTGCTCCAGCATTTGCCTTCATCCAGATTTCTAAAGCTTCTAGATCTACTGAATGCTCTTTCCATTGTAGTTCAATCATATATTTTGCCATTGTTATCTCTCTCCCTTACTTATCTCTAAATTAAAGTTCTTTTACAGTTAAGTTAACACCATCGCCTGCATATCTTGCTGTTCCAGCTGCCGCAAGCCAATACAGTTCTACCTTATGAGTTCCAGGTGATAAATATATTAACTGACTATCGCTTACGATACCCTGAATAGTAAGAGTTACTCCCACACTTGCTCCAGTTGATCTTTTTTCAGCGTAGTTTGTTTTAACTCCGTTGATAAACAAGGCGTGAAGCTGTAAATCTACAGCAGTACCGTTAGTATTAAGTGAATAGTTCATCTCAAACCATCCGCCTTTTGAAGGCACAACAAGTGACATATTAGGAACAGGGATATATGTACCGCTTGTTGTAGTTGCACCGCCAACAACGGCAACTGCTACACCTCTGAACTTCTTAGGACTCTCACTTTTAACTATACTTAAAAGTCTAGAATCAGAGATTGTACAAGATCCAGTTGGAAGTGTGTTTTGAATATCTCCGGGAATAGAAGATTGAGGTGCGTGGATTGGTGTAATGACATCGAAAGAGCTGAATCTGATGACGTTACCCGCCGCGGCGGATTGAGTAAATCTCACCGTATACTTTGCAAGTGGTAGGTTAGAAACTCGGAAACCGTTTCCAACGCCTGTCGTACCTTGATTCATTATGTTTGATGCTACAGCCGATAACAAGAACGAAGAGTTAGGGCCTTGACCGCCATAAGTTATCGTTCCGCCGTAAACAGAGCAGTTGATTGAACTAGCACTAGGATATGAAGCATTAAGAGCTGTTCCATTTACAATACATGTTACGTTAGCCGAACCGCTACCACCACCTGGGAGACGATACTCGAATCCCGTTCCAAAGAAGGTATATTCGAAATACCCGCCCAAGGTGTCGTTGACCAAGTTTACAAAGTTGATAGCACCATTGCTGATCCCGTAGTTGGTAGTCCATGGGTTGGCACCACCAGTCCCTTCAACATAGATCATCTCTCTGTTTGGAGTTTTCCTTAAAGTCCCAGTAGAAATATTTTCTGCCGTAGAGGTAGTGTTGGCTACAAAATCTGCCATCACATTGTAATCAGCAAGCTCGACAGCTCCAGCTGGAATAGAAGGTTTTTTAGGCCCATAGACTGTGAAGTTAGTGAGATGTAGTGTCCAAAGGTTAGGAACATTTTTAAATACTTTAACTGTATGTGTTCCATAAGGAAGACCAGAAACAATCTTTTTAGTCTTAACTTGTCCGTTTACTGCTGCTGTATCCCAGTTACCAACAGATACACCGTTTACAAAAACTTCAAAAGAGTTAGCATTGGAGTTTGATCCCGTAGCATCTCCATACCAAGACATATCTAGTCCAGTTCCAACGAAAGTAAGTGTAACAAATCCCACAGAATTTGTTCCAATATAGAGACCATCTGGACCTGTTGGTGCAGTTTGCACAGATCTTCCAGTCAGCGTTGTGGTTCCGTCTTCTAACGTAAATACTCTATCACTCTGTGAAACTGGTAATGTGCTAAAATCGTCAGCGCGAGCTGCTCCAAACTCTCTCCAGTTATAAGTACGAATAATTTCTTCATAATCATGTGAAGCAGATGCTAAATTCCCTTGGGTGGTATTAGTAAGATATGCAGACTTACCCTTAGTACCATCTGATTTTAGATATTCAAGAACACGGGCACCTCTTGTACTTGAAAAAGCTACTGCTGCGCCTTCTCGTGTAACAGTCTCAAAACCAGTATTATAGGCTACAGAAGAAGCAGAACTCATTACAAGCTTCTTACCGCCATTATACGCCGTACCTGGACGAACATTGACGTTCGCAGACTCGTTTAAGATTTCAAAACCATATAAATCTATAAAAAATGAAACACTATTATTTCTAATTTTTACAGTATGCAGTCCTAGTGCAAGACCAGATACTACTTGAATTACTTGGTTTGTGGCGTAATTTTTATTAACTAAAACAGCTGAGTACCCTGTGCTAAATAGATTTCCACCTTCTGCGCCACCATCTACTGATGCTCTATAGTCTCTGTTTACATTTGCTGGACTTAAGATATTTAGACCAGTACCATAAAAGACTATTTCTAAATAGTCTGTGATGTTAGCACTGCTATTTGGTCTTGCTCCTGTATCATTATTAGCATTAACCCAGTTACCAACAAATCTAATAAGGTTTCGGTCATCATTTAGTGCACCAAATACTCTTTCGCCGTTGGCACCAAACTCTTTTTGGAGCTCAATGGCCTGTTGCACCGAAATACGCTCAACGCCCATACGAGCTTTTAAATCGTTAGCAAGATCTGGAATCTGTGCTCTACCGATGATAGTTGTATTAGGTACTGCTACCTTAGCAGATTCGTCTACAAAACCCTGGAAACCAGCGGTAGACATATCTTGAAGATAAGCAAGATTTGAACTATTTTGTGAAGTTGTATCAACTGCGCTTACCCACTTCTTGATATCGACTTCAAGTCCAGCACCAGAGTAATCTGCATCAAGTTCTATTACCTGAGCCGAAATCTCTTTGTAGTATCCACTTGCTGTTAAGGTATTGTCGATAAAGCGAGGAAGAACCTTGCCGTCGAGCATCACCATGATCTGGCCTTGCTGAGTTCCAGGATTTACACTGGTTGCATAGGCCCAAGTGGTTGTGATTCGTGTTTTACCGGTGTCTGAAGAAACCGAACAATTAATCTCTGCTCCTGCACCTGAAGTAAGGCAGTAAGCCTGGTCCATAGTAGTACCAGACGAAGTTCCGCTTCCTTCGTGTAGATATGTTTTATAATCAAGAATGTTGACCGCACCCGAGCCAGAAGACGCATTAGCAAAGAATCTTGCACGGAACTGGGAGCCAGAAACAGGAACAGAGCGAATTGGCTCGTTTTGATCTAAAGCTGTTGTTCGAGTAAAAACATTGCTCCAGCTGGTGTTGTCTGCTGAAGCAGAAACTGCTATTAGTGCAGTACCTGGAAAGTCCCAGATAAAGTCCCCAAGAGATGCACTATCTCTGTATCTAAGCATGAACGTGCTTACAGGATCAGAGATAAGGGTATTCATCGCTAAGCCGGTCGAATTTTCAGTATGTGCACGAACATCGTTAGTATGAACAGCTTGCGAGACACAGGCTACAGCAGCCGTAGGATCAACAGTGAAGGCAGATTCAATTACATAAGAAGTTTGAGTAGTGACTGTAACAATTCGACGTGCTTCTGTACCAACGACTAATATATCTCCTGCAACTACAGTATAAGCAGGCGTTCCAGAAAGCGTCATCGCTGTGCCTGTGCCAGTTACAGTATTTGCAGCATCGTAGCTAAGACGATAAGCGGCACCTGCTGCATTATATACAGCAGTGGTAAGAGTAGAATTAACTGCGCTGGTTAAGCTAGTAGAGCCTTCAGCAAACTCATCCGTAAAAGAAGCCTTAAATCGAAGAGTATTGATGTCGTCGCCGGTTCCATTTCCAGATCCGCCTGAACCAGAAGCACCAAGACGAACAGTTTGACCTTCGTTTAGAGCCATTCCATTGCGCCAATAGAGACGCTTAGTTCCATCAGCAGCATCTACACGCTTAGCGATTAGAAACACTTCTTGATTGACAGGGACAGCAGGTGGAAGAGTAGCAGCGTCATCTGTGACGATAGCAGTTCCAGCTACACGATCGATCACAGCGTAGATCATTCTGCCTGTAGCAGAGATTGCACGAGTAGTAGAACCAAGACTGATCACTACCGGAGCTACGCCTGTCTCGCGCTGGTTGATTTCCATAGCAAGAGCTTCAGTAAACTGAACTGTAGTTCCTGTATATGTGATTAGACCACCTTGTGTCAGTAGGATATTTCTATCTTCGAAGAGTTTATCAAGTCCATCAATAGCTGGAGCAGCAAATACCCAGCGAGACTGAGCAGAATCATATACAAGTTTTAAGGTCATTCCAGCAGGAATGGTTATGTCTCGACCAGTGTGAGTAACAATGCGGTTTATTACTGTGCCTTCAGTAACACTTTGATTTGCTATATTGATGAGCTGGTTGGTGTTATTGTAGATAACAACCATGTTGCCATCAGTAGATGCAGTAACTCCATGAATGGTGCCAGCCGTAGCACCAGTGATTCTGATAATAGAGTTGGCTACAGTAGAAGCTGGAAAATCAGTACTTGTCAACGTTAAGGCGGAAGCTACATCACCACGAGATGCTAGATTGATCCAAAAGCCATTATCATAGAATGCGAACGTACCTAGTACTGAATCGTAATAGACGTCACCATTTGTTGGAGAAGTTGGGGCTGTCGCCTGGGGGTTTAATGTAATACCCCTATTAACTCTAAAGCTGCTATCAGCCATTGTTAGCTCCTCTGTGGTTACTTAAGATTGTACTTAAATCTCTTAGTAAATTAGTGAAATATATGGAGTACCTACCGAATATTAGGCAGGAAGAAGCTTGTAGCATCTTGAGTTCCATCTATCCCTCAAAACTTAATACTATATTACCACAGTTTGAGATAGGGCTAAAACTCTAACTTAGACGACTTAAATTAAGCCTTAAAGCGCTTGATATCCATACGTGCAGTTTTTGTATTAGCAGTAGTGGTGTACCTTACGTTGATATTAGCGCCATTGACGACTGCGCTCCAAGTGACCCCAACATCAGCTGTCTCATTAAAAGAGTCAACAATAGATACGTCGGTCCCATTGGTGGCGATACTTAGTTTACCAGTACGGACTGCGTTAGTGGTAGCTTCCTTGATCTTGTAAGTAATCTCTACACCTTCATAAGAAGCATGAGCAAAATTTAATGCTGTTACAATAGCATTAGTCTGAGAGGCCGCAAGGGTAGTTGCATGGATATATTGTTCTTCGATTAAACTAGATCCACCAGCAGTATCTGATCTTTGTACCGTGCCGCGAAGAGCGATAGCGCGTGCATCAAGTTCGATTGATCCCCTTGTTCCGCCTACTGAAGACCCGGTTTGAAGCTTGATAGAACCAGAGTTACCAGTACCGTCAGTCTTATCTCCTGTTTCGATAAGTGCGTCACCAGAAGCAACCGCGTCATTTGTACTGTTGTCTCGTGTAAAGATAGACACTGGTACAGCAGCTGGACTTACTGGGAATAACGAGGCAGCAGCAACACCGGTAATTGGAGTCGTAAAAGAGCTGACTCTTACTGCTCCACCGCTAACTTCAAGAGCATCACCAGTTAAGTTATAGGCTCCAGAGCTGATTGTTCCGGTAGCAGTGATTCCAGCGCCAAAACTTGCTCCACCAGCTGATGTTATTGCTCCAGCTAAATATAAGTCCTTCCAACGAACAGACGTAGTACCTAGATCATGCGAGTTGGTAGCACTTGGAATCAGATTAGTGTTGATTGCTGTAGTACCTAAGTTGTCTAAGGTAGTAGAAGCCTTGTTTCCAAGTTGAGTCTGGATTGAACTTGTTGCACCAGATAGATACGAGAGCTCGGTCGCTGTAACTGAAGCTGCTGATATGAATCCAGATCCATCTGAAACAAGCGCGCGACTTGCAGTTACAGTAGCTAACTTATTTAATGCAATATTTGCTCCAGAAGCAATATCAGCATTTACAACGCTGTTAGAGATATTTAACTTAGTATATACAATAGCTGCAGACGCACTGATCTCTGAGTTGGTGATTCCAAGGGCAGCTACTTTAAGTCCTGAGGATGATTTACTTAATGTAGAACCATCTAGTTTAACTGCTAGTTGAGCTGCAGTGACAGTACTAGATGTGCTGTTGTCGACTGTAGTAAATAGTCCACCGGAAGTATGGACATCAATACCAACTTCATCAGAAGGGAGTTGAGCAATACCTGCTCCAAGGTTAACATTTAATACGTTACCGGAGAATGATAGACCAACGCCAGGGGTGATTGCGCTTGCTCCACCGAATTCAACCCAAGAAGTTCCGTTGTAGTTATACTGGTGTCCAGAGTGAGTGGAAGCAGTATTAAATACGAACACTGCTTGTCCAAGTATGGGTGCAGTAAATGTGTATGTGATCGCTCCAGGAGTTGGGGACACAATTTGAGCAATATTATTTTCCTTAGTAGCTAATCCGCCAGCTGCAGCTGTCGGAGTTTCCATGCTGACGCCGAAACGATCGCCGGCGATGACAGCGCGACCTAAGATATCAACCCAGGCAGATCCGCTCCAGAACACAGCATAGCCTTCTAATCCTGCCCAAGCTCCTGTAGCAGTGTCTGCTACGATATAAGTATCTCCTACAACTGGTGAACCAGGGGGTGTGCTTAGCGAGTCATCGATAAGGTCAGGATCATTGATCGGGTTAAGCCAAACTGAACCAGCGGAAATAGCATCAGCATATGCTTTGCGAACAGCATCGTTAGCACCAACAGGAGCACCCAGTCCAGTGACAAGGTTTCCGCCCATTGCCAGGTTGCCTGACATTGTATCGCCAGACTTAGAAACCTTGAGACCATCAGCAGTTTCCATCTGCGTCTTAGAAACTGCATCCTGTGCTAAAGTACCGTCTGCAAGGTTAGTTAGTTTAAAACCACCCATCGATTGGTTGGCAGCAAATGCATTGACGCCAGAAGCTAAAATAGCTTGTTCATATCTAACTGAATCACCGTTGGCACTACCTGCTGCGAGACTTGTTAGTTTAAAACCGCCCATCGATTGGTTCGCGAGATACGCAACAGAACCATCTTTTTTGATAACCACGTTATCGGCAGCCTTGTTACCTAATTGTGTCTGAAGTGCAGAAGTAACACCAGAAAGATATCCAAGTTCAGTTGGAGTTACTGTACTAGATTGTAGGCGCTTGTTAGCATCTAGATAGGGGACAGTAGTAGCTGTCATTGTAGATAGCTCTACAGTAGAAGAATCCCACTTAAAGATCGCCGTTTCTGTTCCATTATATGCAATGAAGTTTTGAACGTCTAAAACCGCTCGTCCTGTAACACCTTCACCAGAATCGCGGCGAAGTTGATTGATAAACATCTGGTTAAACTTAAGGTTACCATTACCTAGGTTTATTGTGTTTGTAGACGCTGGCAGTAAAGCAGCGTTAATAGCGGTAGTTCCAAGATTGCTCAAAGTAGTGTTAGCAGCTGCTCCGCCTGTTGCAAGACTTTGCCAAGAACCGCTTTGATATACTCTTATGGTGTCTGAAGTAGAGTTATAGTACATGTCTCCGTTGACTGCACTACCAGGATCAGAAGCTTGCGAAGGTAATGTTATCGGTGTTCCACCTAAAAACACTACCTTACTACCAAATTTTATCTCATTTGCCATAACCTATTTCTCCACTTTAGTATCACTATATCTTATCACTATTAATCGCTCAATTTCTCAAGTTCTACTGTTGTATAAATTTCCATATTTTTCATTGGCTGGTAATCGAAATAAATCTGTTTACGTTCGAACCTACCGTAGAAGAATCTGCTCTAACGTCTATATAATCTCCAGCCACCATAGGCACACATCCTACGATAACCCCCGTGTTAGAATAAACAATCCCGGCACTCTGATAAAGCACTCCATTTTTATAAATGTAGACGTTAGCTGTAATACCTACATCCATAGTGCCGTTTACCATATAGACGTCTGCCCTTGGTGCAGTAAATCTCCAGCCGCTTCCTGTGGTCACAGCTCCGAAATTATCGACGATCCTATTGCTCCACTGGACAGGTAGTGATCCGTTAGTGGTTGCAGATACGTTAGCCATATATAAGGCTGTAACCTTAGCTGGCTGTGGAACGCTTACGAAAGGACTTTCAAATACAGTTACGTCGAAGTAACCGTTTGCAACAGTAGCGTTTGATTCTTTGTTTCCAAGCTGTCTACTTGTATTGCCGCCGTTAACAATACTTGCTGCGTCAATAGAAAGAATCCCAGTGGTCGGATCGTACATTTCCCAAGCACCGTATTCATCGGTCCCAGCAGCTAGAATTCTGTCAACAGATAAGAACCCAGTTCTTCCAGTAGTATTGTGCCAGCTAATTGAGTATTGCTTGTTCTTACCGATGAATATTCTATATACTTGTGGGGAAGTATTTGTTCCAGCGGTATTGAAGGCAACACCCCCGTTGATAAACATCCCATTTGCAGTAGAAGGGACGTTGGTTGGAGTAATCGTATCACTAAGGGTAGAATTGGAAGAAGTTGCTCTATAAAGAGTTCTGTACTCACCTAGATTAGCTGGATCTGCTCCAGTAACACGGGTTCCTACAGCGAGAAGATCCGACATTCTGTAGGTCTTCGCTGCTGAGACTACCGAAGTGGAGTCAGCTACTGCTGTAATACTAAAGTTACGGGTTTCCGTTAGGTTAGTAGAGTCGCGTTGGAACCTAATTACATCTCCAACCTTTAGGTCTACATTACAGGAAATGGCATTTACAAAGTTGTTAACTCCACCGGTTGCGTAAGCTAAAACAGTAGAAGCGGTTAAACTCGTTGCTGTAAGAATAGTGGAATTCTTAGTAATGTATATCCCAGGCAACCCTGTTCCGTTTCCATTACCTCCGCCAGAGATACTAGCCTTACAATCTCTTAGAACAGTAAAACTTGTTCCGTTAGCGGCGCTCGAATCAACTCGAATTATGCCGTTGTTAGTGTTTGATCTGATAGAGTAAACCGGGATACCTGTATTGGTTCCACCCCAAGTTGCAGTAGTTGCTTCTGTCTCAATCGCCTGTGTGTCTTGACCCTTAAGATTTACGAAAGGAGTTACATCTACAGCAGCGATTGAAGGCTTGCCGACTTTGGTAATGTTGAAGTAAGTAAGTGCGGGGTTAGGGTTTGTTGTGTTTGCGTCAGTGTGACAGCGAATCACATCACCCTTTAAGAGCTTACCAGAATAAGTAACTACCGGAGCAGTGAGAGCAGTAGAAATTGCTCCGATGTACGTTACTGCAATTCTTCCTTGTGCTTCCGTAAGAGAAGTTGCGTCTGTGCTTCCCGTTGATGAAAGAACCTCATTTTTAGTTAAAGCCATTCCGATAGCAGCGTTATTGGCTGATGCCCAACCCCAAACGATGTTGTAAATACCATCTTCGTTTACGGTGATAGATGCGCCATCAGCAGCGGAGTCGGCGTAAGTAAATTTACCTAAACCATCTTGCTCAACTAAGTTTGAGAATCTTAGAATTCTAGTTCTAGTAGCACCAACACTGTTATATGCTGATAGCCTTAAATATCCATCTCCGTCTTGAAACTGTGGAACTACGTTCGATAGAGAAACAGCTACTTTCTGTTCTTGGAGAGAAAGCGTTAGGTTATTAATTGAGTTACCAGTCGGAGTTCCGTTAGCCGCAATACGGATAACATCGTTCTTCTTAACTGACCCAGTCCAGCTAGTAGTAGCCCCATACGCACTTGCAGCGTTATAAGCCGCGTTTAAAATCTCACTTTGGTTAGGATAAGAGGTAAGTGTAACTTGATTTTTAGAGATGGCGTTTTGAATACCGGCAGATGCGAAGTACATCCCGGCGGATACTGAAAGAATACCATCTTTAAGAACCGTAACTACTGTTCCGTTGGCGGACGTATTGACTACAGAGAATCCGTCACCTTTTGTACTAACTAGGTTGTCAAACTTAACGATGGAAGTATCAGTTCCACCGCGAGAAGATGAACCTTCAAAACGGAGTTCAGAAGTAGGGATCTCAATCTTCTGATCTGACGAAGGATTAAGCTGAGATAGTTTTCCCTGACAAGTAACTTGAAGCATTGAGAAAGAAGCGTCAGGCCCAGTTAGTCCACCAGTTCCATGAGGTCTTACAATGTCTCCAGTTTTTAAAGCACCAGTCCAAGAAACACATAGAGTTGCGCTACTTCCTGGTTCATACTGAGAAGATAATTTTTCTGCACCTGATAATGAGTTAAAATCTGTAGTTAAAGAAGAAGAGTTTAAGCTAAAACCTACCCCAGCAGCAGAACCTAAGTCCGTGCTAAACTGTAAAGAGTAAACCCCGTCTTTTAAAGCGGTAATTCTAGTACCATTAACAGAATCGTCTTCCAGCTTAATCGCTGATCCAGTGTTTTTCTGGATAGTTCCAGCAGTCGCAGCGTTTAGAGTTCTCAGTATCCTTGTCGCTGTAGATGCATAAGAAGTAACAAACCCAGTGATTCTTAATTCACTATCAGGATCTTGAACTAGAACAGAGCTAGTGAGTTGGATGGTTTGGGAAGTAGTGATTGAAGCTGTCCAACTTGTTATCGGAAGATCATTTATTGTTACAGAAATGTACCCATTAGAGTCCTGAACAGAAGAAGCCGTAGCTTTATTTAATACGTTGCTTTCTGTAGCCCCTGAAAAAAATAATTTATCTGTAGTTGATCCATCGTAAAAAATAAGGCCGCTATATCCCTGAGTAAATGGTCCCCCTGGTGTAGCAGTTACTTTAATCTGATTAAACTGTCCTACTACTACAATATTGCTTTTAGTTCCAAACTTTGCAGAGTCGATAGTGAATCCACTAGGTAGGTCTAAAGAAGCTACTGAAGCAGTGGTGGTTCCGCATCTCCAGTAACCACGAATATTCATTAGATCGCCTTGACGACCCTTATATATGTTTTTCTCAGTAACAGTTCCAAAACTTGTCGGAGTAAAGTTAGGATCTAAAGTCATTGCTTCGGTGTTAAAAGTCGTAGTCGTAATCGAAGCACTCGTGTTAGCGGTAGCCGATAATTTAACGACCACATCATCTACATAAGTCTCTGGAAGGTTTGCTTCCTGAAGTGCGGAAATAGTCCACGACATTGATAGACAGTTTGAAGGAACATCGAACGTGTAAGACTGGCGAGCCGGAAGAGATGAAACAGAAAGCGTTACGGTGGCAGAAGCTGTGGCGTTTGCACTTAGAGTGATAACTAGACCTGATAAGGTCTTAGAAAGAACGCGAGTGCCGGTAGGAATACCTGCACCCGTAACTGTGTCACCTACTTCAAATGAATTGTAATCAGCAGAAGAAACTCCCGAGAGAGTTGCAATACCTGAAGTTGTAGTAGCGGTGACTTGGTTTCTATTCGTAGAAGCAATCCCGCTCGTTAACGTAGCCGAGTTAGTTTCATCGCGTACTAATACGGTCACGTTAGAAGAAGCGGCGGAAGACCTGAGATCAAATACTAGAGTATTATTCTTGCCACGAAATTTGGGGTCAACAGCAATTGTTTTTTTGAAGCTGTAAGTCGATGCGTTCTGGTGGATTAAACGGAATGCCGCTGTACCGTGAATCTGTGTGCTTGTAAGGATTTCTAATCCGGTTTGAGTGTAGTCAGCTAGAACGGCGGTTTGAGCGTCATCTGCAGCTAAAGTATCTAAGTCACCAATACCGATAGATGATGAACTAGCAGCAGGAGCAGCCCATTTTAATCCTGTTGCTTCTGCAGAATCTACTGTGAGAACCTGTCCGTTTGTTCCTGCTTGGAGTCTAGCAACAGTATCAGCAGCAGTCGCAACAATGAGATCGCCTTTAACATCAACGACAGTTTTTGCAACAGATCCACTGACAGCTGTATCAACATATCCCTTAGTAGATGCGTCGCTAGCAACTAAAGGGGTAGCTAAATTCGTGATTCGCTGTGCTTGCCCAATAAATGATGCTACGTCGTTTCCAGCAAATCTGTCAATATGTGACGGGTTGGTTGTTAGCTTAAATGGTTGACCCAGCGGCCCCTTAATATATCCGTGGTTGTAAACGGTTGGGTAGTAGGGATTGTATTCAGTCTGATCGCTCACAGGATAACAATAAAACCCTCTGCTTCTTAGATCAGCGTTTGCTTGAATCTGAGAAACTATATCGGCTATCATCGTTGGAGGGTCACTGCTAACTACAGATACCGCAATACTTACAGCGGGAGAAACCGTAGAGGCATTTGTCCAGGTTGTTGGAGTAGTACCCGTTGCTGTAAAAACTACGTCAGTAGCGTTTGATGCCGCTCCAATATTGGTAAAATCATCGCCCGCGATAAATGTAGTGATCTGGTAAGTTTTGCCAGTTTCTAATGTTCCCGAAGTTTTAGCTTTTTCAAGCTCAGCAACAGTAAAAGTTGTGCTCCAAGGTCCGACAGTCGCAAGACCAAAGTAAGTGCTTTGTGATCTTTGACCGTTTAGGTTGATATTCTTATCGTTGACCCATTTACCACCCCAATATACGATCTTATCATTAATCGCATACGAAGTTCCGTTTAGAGTGCCCGCTACGAAAACGCTATACCATTGACCGTGGATACCAACGCCGTCCGCTAGAGTAGGTGTATTGGTGGAACCGTTCCACGGTGAAATAAAAAGTCTATCTTCAGTTACGCCAGGAAGATCAGTTGTAGGGGTTACCCAGAGCTTGCCGTTCCATTCTTTGATCTTGTTTGAATCAGTTGAGTCACAAACAATATCCCCAATGCTTGGGTTAGTTAGCGTAAAGGGATCTGTTGGTATTAAAGTAATTCCAGATTTAAACTTGCTTGTTTCAAGTGACATAGTTTGTTCTCTTTACCTAACTACGTTATATCCAGCGTCTTAGCGAATATTTAAGAGACCCATTAAAACTGGTATTAGTTAACGTGAATAATATTCTTAAATCTGCTCCTAATACATCAGCAGTTAAAACAAGACCGATAGGGCTAGTTTCAACAAAGTCATCACTAAAACCGGCTATTGTCCCATTATGAGCAACTAAGAAACGACCTGTTCTCGATTCGCCATTGCGTTCGCAAGAATATTCGATAACAACATGTGTGTGAGATGCTTGTGACAATGTAAATAAAGGAGTTGCTACAGCAGTATTATCTGTAACAACTATTGGTCCGTTTAAAACACTTTGAAAAAGACCATTTAAATTAAATGATAATGCAGAAGTGTCAATCTTGAAATTAGTGTTAGCTGTTAAATTAGCCCCATCGCTGAATTGAATCTGTCCAAGTCCACCCGCTGCTGCTCCAGAGCCAGAAGATCCCGTATACGAAGGTACGCCTCCTGGTCCACCTGCTGAGTTCGACCAACGACGAATCATATATTTCATTGTAGCATTCGAGCCAGAATTATCTAATGTATAACGAAGGCGTAATGTTGTACCACCAAAAATATCACCAGAGAAGGTAGTACCTGTTATTCCGAGATATGCACCGGTAGTTGTGACATTTACAGTAGAACCATCTGTAACAATATGAATAGTTCCAGTTTCTTTAGTAAGTCCTCGTGAGATAGAATAATCAATTACCTGATATTCAGAGCCAATATAGTTGACAGTGAACACGTTGCCAGTTGAGTTATCATTGAGAGTACTGGTAACTAGATTAGATTGTTCCCAATAATCTGTACCGTTAAAGTAACGAACCTTATCATTAAATACCCACTCTGTTCCAGTGAACTTGCCAACTTGATCTGCAAATCCATCACCAGAGGTCACAATAACCGTATCGCCGTCTATAGGATCTTGAAGACCGTTAAATGCAAAACTGGCATTCCAACCAGTTATGTTTGTTCCAACCCCTAGCGCTTGGTAAACACGATTATTATTAGATAAAAGTGCAGAAAATAATACTGTATCACCAGCATTTATTGTATAGCCATCTACTATGACAGGATTACCGGTTGGGAGCACTGTACTTACTGGATCCGCATACTGAACCTTAACAAGAGATGCTCCACCAGGAACTAGTGGTGAAGAGCCAACTACCTGTGTTCCATTCCATATATATATAGAATTTCCACTAAGACGAGAAGCAATAACAAACACATTTTCAGCTAAAGGTACATCTGAAGTGTCGCTGACAGTTATAATTGGCGTAGAGGCGGCGTTCCTATCAATAACGATATAAGCAGATTGATTAGCTAAAAGAGAAATACCTGGTGCTGTATCTGGTAGCGTAGTTGTAGCATTGCTAGCAGCACTAGGTTGAAGAATAGTGAGTGTTGATGCTGCGGGTTGAAATGTGATCTCTTGAGCCGCGCCATTCATGGTATTGATTACTGTATTAGCAGTAGTTAAATACTTGATTGTTTTATCTTGTGCTTTATTGGCCATCATGGCTGTAAGCTTAGATGCACGCTCAGTTAGATTATCAACTTCGCTACAATTATAGTTTTGTTGACCATTTATTGCTCCAAATCCACCAGGAACAAAATAAAGCGGGTGTGTTTCAGCAAGCGAATTCATTCCAATAAAGCTCTGAATGTTCTCAGAATCACCCTCTCCGATATTGATCGTTTCACCCTGAACAATCTTAGTGATACCGGATTCAGTACGAGCATCAATGCGAGCTAAGGTTGCAGTTCCAGAAGATTCATTAGCAAATACAGTTGATGCGGCAAACTGAATTTGCGTTGAAGAGCGCACATTTATAACAACTGCTCCGTCAAAATTAGTTGTACCTGCAATCTGTATGGTTTCTCCAGAATCAAATCCGTGATTAGCAGATTCAAGTTGAAGTCCGTATCCGTTTGTTCGTGCAGTAGTCGTAAGTAGACCAAAGTATCCAGTAAGCGCCCCAGTAGTCGTATTTGTACTTTGAAAAAAGAAAGTATTAGCGTCTTCAACCTCGACAGAATACGTTCCAGCTTGTGCAACTGGCGCAGTAATAGTAATGCGGTCTCCATCTAGAAGACCATGCGCGGTAGCATTCACTTGTACCAGTGAGCCATCTGCTACACTGATAGTACCAGAAACTGCATAACTCTCAACAGCTGCAATGTCCTGAATGGTGTCGCTACGAAGAGCTAGCCATAAAAAGTTACCACCAGTAGTACTGATAGCTGGATCATCGCGATCAGAAATAACTACATCAGTAGAAAGATAAACACCTTGATCATATCTAGCGCGCTCTTGTGAAGTGCTTCCTAAGTAGTTCACATTCAAGCGAACACTTCGAGCATTTGCTGCTGTGGTAACAGAACCACCTAAATTAATAGCATCATAGAATTCTTCTATGCGCACCATCATAGTTGCATCATCGCTTACCTTTCTTACCCAATCACCCTTAGTAAGATTAGCAAACTTGCCGATAGAACCACCGATTGTATTTATATATGGTTGACCATTTGTCCAAGCTACAGCTTCATCAAAGATATTGATAATTTGATTTCTAGCTAGTGGAAGATATGCTACTTGTTCATTATTAAGGCTTATTGCGCCATCCCTGATAATAGTGTCTTTAGGAGAAGCAGTTTGCTTTATAATGATATCTTCTGACCACGTCAAATCACCTGGTGTAGCAGAACTATGAATGTATTTACCCTTAGACTTATATGTAGTAGTAAGAGCATCTGTAAAAATACTGGTTATAGAGAATGTCGATGTATCTTCATACCAAAACGTTGTGCCACCAAGTTCTTTTAACCTAGTCATTACAACGTCCATCCACTCCTTGAGAGATAAAATATTTTTATCTGCACCCTGAAACGGATTTGGATCCGACGGATTGCTCATGATTGTCGGCGGTTCATTTCTCTGATAGGGAGCCGAAGGTAGAGAGCGAAAATTATATGTACTGTTTGGATTAGGCGAGATTCCGCCTGTGCCTAAGCGGAACATTAAGTCACGTGCATCTTCTATGGCTGTGATAACAACAGCGCCTACTGTAACTTTTGCAACTGGAATAGTATTTGCAGGAAAAGAACCGGTAGATACGTTTACTTCTACCTTAAGAACAGACTGAGTATTTACATCTTGAGTAAACTCACCGCCAGCTCCGCCGTCTTTATCTGGATCCCAAAATGCTCTGGTATCTACAGATGAATTAAAGGTTGAGAATGTTAAATACACATAGTTAACAGCATTTTTGCGAAGTTCAGGGACTAAAGGAAGAGCATTAGTATTGCCTTCAGAAAGACCATGATAGAAAGGACCTGCGGTAGAACCTGGGTATAGAACGATTGAATCAGCGACACGGATCGAACATGACTGAGTTCCAATAGAGTTCTGTGGATCAATGATGTCGAAGCCTTTCATTATGTATGGCTTAGAAGGGCCAATTAGCCCCTGTACGAAATATTTCCAGTCGCCAGCTCCATAGCTGTCGATGCTAAGCAGGTCGGGTAAGTCAAGTCGCTCAGCGCTGGATACTAATAGTCTTCCTAATACTGCCACACATACTCCTAATAACCTAGATTATACTATAAACTCTATTAACCAGGGTCGATACCTGAACCATATACATCGATAGTGCCGTAAAGTTGTTCAGGAAACCTGATCAAAAAGTTTACAAAGATACCAGCTGACTTAACTGACCTGATCAAATCTTGTAAGATTATGCGAGCCTCAGATGGGTCTGTGATATAAGGGCCATATTCACCGGCCCTAGTATCCATGACGTGCGGACCTTTTTGCCTAAGTGCTACCACAGGCGACCCTATAATATGATTTTTTTGGAATACATAAGATGGATCCAATGCAATGGTAGTGTCTGATGGCTTGTAAAGGTACCTTATAGGACCTTCTTGATTCTTACGGCCATAGTCAAACACTAAGAAGCCGCTCTCATTAGGTATCTCGTTAGACGAGACATCTATCAACCTAACTATAGTTCCAGCTTGAATCTGAGTGCCTGTATTAGCTGTTGCATATGAAAGTACATAAGGAGCAGCAGTATCCCAAACATAAGATCCAGTTATTCTTGTGTCTGCTGAGCTTTGAGCATCAGTAAGAATGATCTTTGAGCCTTCATTACTTATAGCCGAGCGCTCTACTCTGGATGTGCCGGCCGTTATAGCTGTGCCATCTACACCTAAGATTTCATAGGTAAAGGTTGAGGTAGTTACTGACTGGATTATATGGCTACCATTTAGGTCTTCAGATACCGTTATTAAGGCGCCAATTTGAGTTGCTGTTGCTGGTGCAGTTAGGGATATGCTGGTCGGAGATATGACGCTGGCCACCTTTGTGCCTACAACTATCCCTGGACCTGCAATTACCTGACCAGGCGCGACTCCAACAGTACTTGCCATATTGGATACAATAATTGATGAAGCGGTAATATCACCACTGGTAGTTAGGATCAAGATACCGCTAGATCCATCTACAATCACCGTATCTCCTTCTGCATAGTTATGTGCAGTTGAAGTTGTAGCTGTAACTATGCCAGAAGTTCTAGTTAATGAACTTAATGTAAATTCGTTAAGTGTACCTAATGGTGGTAAAGCCGGATCTATACCTAATAAAGTATTACCGCCAAATTCTACAGTTACATTAGAAAAATTATTAGGCATCAGGATTGAGCTGGTCACAGTTAGACCGACAATATTTGTCACCACAGCGTCTTCTCGAAGTCCATCGATAAATATAGTGTCTCCAATGCTTAAACCTGTTACAGATAGTACCGTAATTTGGTCAGATCCTGCAGGTGCAGAGCCTGTAGTCGAAAGAACTACACGAGAGCTATAATCATACTTTACTAAGTCATATATCAATCTGCCGTTTTGAGTCTTTGTTACGACTTCATTGACATCTGGGGTTATAATTCGTGATGTGATCGCTGTAACAGGTTCTATCCAAAAGGATCCAGCTTTAGGGAAGCCATTGCCGCTAGTAAGTGTTAGAGATGTATCTGAATCTCTATTTGTCATTAAAGAGAATGCCCCATTGAGATGAGAAGATCCCTTAAGTGAACGCTGAACTACTGGTGGAGTTGTAGGCATCTCAACTATAATTTCACCAGGAGATGTTTCCCAAGTGATTGCACGTCTAGAACTTTTATAAGAAACAAATTTCTCTGGACGAATAAACTTAGTTTCATTGGACGAAAGCTGTATAAAAACACCGGGAGTAGAGAATAAGTTCTTAAAAGTGATCTTATTACCGCTGATATCTACGTTGGTGATAACAAACGAGCCCTTATTGTTCAAGAGATCCGACACAATGATATCGCCTTCTTGTAACTTATTAATACCTGGACTAGCTCCACCAGTGTGCTCAAAGGTCGTAACATCACCAATTTTAGAAACAGTCCACTGAGTGTTAGATCCTGTTCCTGCTGTTTCTATAAAGCCGTTAAGTCTTAGGCCGATATTTGCTCGGCCGCCTGTCATCTCTAGCGACCCTTTGGATCCAACTGTTGTAGTAAATATTCGTATAAAGTTTTTCTTAGTAATAGAGTCATAATAGTTAGTAGCATAACTATATTTAGCTTGTCGATTAAACGATGCTACAATCTCATCTGCTGTAGCACTGGCTATATTAGTAAAATCGCTGGCAGAAAACGTAATTTTCTCTTGATAGATATTGTCTACTACATACTCTAATTCCCAACCATCTAATAAAGAAAACGGTTGAGTTGCGGAACTCATGATAAAAGCTGTAGTTGATTCTTTGAAGAAAAAAATGTCTAATAGGGCATCAATTATCAACTTGACCTGTTTAGGTTTATATGACAATACTGGAATATAGTCTCGGAAAGACGTATCAGACATACCCACTAAGCGTGGTCTAGATATCTTACTGTTTGCCGCAAGACGATCAATGTATGGTCTAGATGCTGTTTTTACGAAAAATTGCTTACGTACTTCTGCTACTAGATCGGCTGTAGCTTGATCGGCTCCACCGATTGCATCAAGCATGCCTTTCCAGTTTATATTTGTGCGAGTATTTAGATGCTTCGGTAATAGATCGTGTAACCTATCTACCTTAGTTTTATTATTCGCCATGATTAAGCAATTCCAATGTTTTCTGTACTTATTGTTGCTTTTTCGTTACTAGCTACAGTTATACGTTCCGTACTAGGTACAGGGTTGGTAAAAGTTACTGCTGCTACACCTTTGATCTGCATTACTGCTGCAATTATCTCCGACAAGATTACATCCTGACCTACGCCAAGATCTTGTTGGATGTAGTTAATGATCGTCGACTTGATATTATTAGAGATATTACCTAAGTTCACGCCTTCATCTGTAGTCACATTAATAGTAAGAATAATGTTCTTGATAAGTGGAGGTAGAGTTTCGATAAAGCCACCAACCGCTCTGCGTCCAGGAAACGTTTCTGCATCAGGTTCAAATCCATCAACGATACGCTGAACTCTCCTTAAGAGACCTGTGTAATAAAGATATCCATCAACACCGATAGTGACATTAGTGTTGTACCCAAGCTTAGCAGAGTGAGTGATAGACGTCGCATTAGCTTCAGAAAATTTATAAGATCTATTAGAAGGTGTTAAGAAAAGCGAACGACGTTCATCGTTTAGATCATCTATAACAGCGTGTTCTACTTGGCGATAAGTATAAAACTTACTGTTTAATCCTTCGATTAAGTAGAAGCCAGCTGTGTCTATAGAGATTAATCTAGTATTTTCAGCAATACCGGCCGAATTAGTTATACGTAAGAAAGGCTTAAATGTAGTGCCATTTGTACCAGATTCAACAATCTGGAAGCTACCGATATTCTGTGGACTAAACCAATTAGCATTGACAATGTTTTGAATAAACAATGTGTCGCCGTTTACTACAGAATCACCTTCATAAAAAGCAATGTCGTCCACATTATCGAGATAGACACCTTGATCGTAGCCGGTTAGCTGGTTATAGGCAACACCTGCCGCTATAGAGCTATTACCAACATAGTTAGCACCAAGCGAGATCTGTGTAGCTGCAGCTGGAGCCGCATTCATACTTGTTACTTGACGATAAGAAGACTCTGGATCTTCATCTTTTTTAACCCAGTCGCCCACCGAAACGTGCTTAAATGTTCCTACTACGCCAGTAACTAAGTTGCTGTTTGCTGTCCAAGTAGCTAAGAAACCTTTATTATTAAAGTTTACAACTGTGTTGATCTCGTCTGTAGACTGATCATTTAAGAAAAGAACAGATTCTGAATCTACAGCAAGAACACGGAAACGACCGTTATTGTTTGCTAGGAAGCTATTTCCGGCAATGACCATATAGTCATCTACAGCGACACCACAATCAGTAAATCTAGGAGAATCGCCGTCTTGGCGAACTAAGCGAGTAAGACCGTTAAAGCCTAATTGCTCAATTCTGTAGCGAGTTCGAGCTTTTGCACTGTTTGTTATACTTGCACTCACATCTGCTTCAGAAAAGTTTGCTCCTACGCTTGCAAATGTTAACTGAATTGGACTTAAAACTGTTACTGGACCATAAACTCCATCTGTTAATGCGTCACTATCATTCAATTGAATGCTGTCGCCTGAACTAAGACCATGCGCTGTAGTTGTGCTTAGAGTTGCTATATTAGATGAACGAACAATGCTCAAGACATGAGCAGGGGCAGCATGATCAAGATTCCATTTTATAATAGGAGTAGGATTGATTTGAACAGTGCCGGAGCCCATTGCCGTAGAAACCATAGAACGGCCATGAGGATTAACTACATCAAACCAATTTGAAGAATCATTGACGTTAATTATAGGCAGACCCGCCACATTAGCATCACCAGTTACTCCAGCCTTGTTTCCTTGTGCCCATCCGCTTAATGAACCATATGCTACAACTAAATCACCTGCTACAACATCTGCTAAAGAAGCTCCTCCGCCACCGTGAGTCCAGCGCCACACTGTGCCAGCAGGACGACTGTAAGACGCAGAAACATCAGTAATAGTGAATGTAGTACCAGCCGTAAAGTTTGTATCCTTGGCATCATAGTTATATTCAACAGTGTTTGCTGCAGGAACAGTTACAGATACAGAGTCAGTAGCATTTAGTCGACTAAATCTTTTAACTCCAGATGTGTTCTCGATACGGACAATATCACCACGATTAAAAGTATCAGGAAAAGCAGGGATCTTAAGTTCTAAGTAGTTTCCACTCACATCAGAAGCAACCTCAGATTCTCCTATGATATAAGCTTGTGCCTTATTAGCTCTACCGCCAACAATCTCTAGCGCTCCAGTTGAGCCAAGTTCTTTTGATTTAATCTGAACATTTTTACCTGCATTAGAAATATCAACTGTAGAAATAATTGGTAGTTGAGATAGAGCTTTCTGAGTGAGATGATGCTGAACGTTCTTTACAGTTGTTGGAACAAGTTTAAAGAATTCACCGGTTGAAAGATCTTCGTTTGGAGCCGTGTTCATCTGATAGACAGATGGTGCTACGCCGTTAAGGGTTAAGGTCGTTTTTAGCGTAAAGTTTGGGTTTATGTTGGTAAAAGTTTTTACCCAATTGATTCCATCATATAGCTTAATGTGATCTCTATCTGCAGCAATAGAAGGGTTATGACCGTAACCAAGAGCAGAAGAATTACCGCCATATACGTAGTCATCTTCTTCAGTAGATTTATCGATAGTAAGTGTTCCAACTCCTACGACAGCAAGCCTTAAGATACTCTTTTCGTTAACCTTGTCTGCAATCTCTTGAGCTGTTTTTCCAATGATAGGAAAAATATGGATTTGAGTAGGATTGGTGATTAATTCTGCACCAGACAGCGAACCATTTGTGATCACAACACTTGGAAATGTAGACGTACCAACGTTTGCGCTTGGAGTATTAGCATTAAATGTAGTTGTAATTGTAAGTTGATTGCCTAAAGCTGATGCATTAAATTTAATCTGTGCATTAACAATTGTAGCTATTGCAGCAGCGACTACTGAAGCTGAATCTCCATAATTAATCAAACCACAGCGAATAGAGCGATCTGCTCCATGAAATGGCTCAGATGTGCCATCATTGCCGACGTCGAACCACACTGCAACAGATCCAATATCATCATGAATAATGATATATTTTCCATCAAGTGAAACGTCAGCTGTACCTGGAGATACTGCAAACACAAAGGTTGTTGCCGGCGTTCCATCTATAGGACTAGCAACTGGTCCATTTTGTGCCATGTCAAAAATAACTTGAGTAGGTGTGCTAAATACGTTTAAAAAAGCTGAATCATTAGATAGATATGCAGCAATTTTTGTAGCCACGACCGTAGCGGTGTCACCCGTTACAAGTGTAGCAACCTTAATTGTGCGGTCATGTGCTGGTGAAACTGGCTCAGATGTCCCATTGTTGTCGAGGTCAAACCAGACCTTAACAGATCCGGCATTATCATACATTGTGAAGTATGTTCCATCTAAGGTGACTGCAGAAGTAGTTGTAATTGTTACCGTAGAAGGTGTTCCAATGACATCTGCAATAGTAGTAAATACGCTGATCTCTGGTGTGCCTGCAGCAGTTGTAGATGCGTTAGTATTAAAAACACGCAACGTTTGTCCGGATTTAGCTGCGACACGGAATGCTCCGCGATTGAAAGTACTTATTCCTGCTCCATCTTGAATAGATAAAACATCGCCTACTTGAACACCGGCAAAGCTGCCACCAGAGAAAGTGTAATCAAAGTAGTTACCAGTTGAAACTACACCATTAGGGAAGTTTGTTGAAGTATCTGGATAAGGACCAGATACAGAGATGGTGTCATTGACAGCAACTGCAGTAATACGGTCAGCCTGTGAACCAAAGAAGTAAGAGAACAGACTATGAGAAGGGGTGTTAGCTAATATAGTAGTAGGTAGCTGATTCGGCGTTTGAGGATATCGAATATTGAAACGCATTTTGTCACCGTTTGCGCCATATTGATATGAACGAACAATAAGTTTTCCACCTAGACCAGATACGCCGCCAGTAGAGTACCAATTACGTGCGCGCATTAGAACTGCATAGTCATCAAATTTAGTATTATTAATCGTAGTAGACCAGACGTTTGCATTCGAAAAATCAATTCCCGGTTCATTGTCGACATCGTTTGCAGAAAACTCAGTCGTAGTTGGAGGGAATGACAGCATATTAGAGCCAGAATTAACTTGGCCTGTACGAGAAATCTTAATGTCTACAGTCTTTGTAGCTACATCTTTATCTAATATGAATACAATAGAGTCGTCTGCAGCAAATTTGAGAGAGTCCATCAATTGGACTTCATCGCCTATAATATGGTCAAACTCTGTACGAGGAATTCCTTGCTGTGTGCCGACGGAATCCGTAACAATCTTGGCTTTAACAGATCTTAGTAAGTTGCGGTTATTCCCTCTTGTAAAGGATAGGATATCTGGGTATCCAACATTAGTTGGAGTTAATACGCCACTAGCAGCAACTGTCTCAGAATATGTTGCAGAATAAGGCGATGAATCAGGTACAGCGTTACTTGAAAGAGGGCCTTTTATATCAGTATAAGTATGACGATCTAGCCATACGTTCGTTGCGGTAGCTAAAGAGCGTCGAAACATTCCAAACAGTGATTTATCTGATACGCGATTAGCAATATGAGATGGATTGCCAAATTGAGCAGAGTCTGTTTGTGTAAATAGAGATGCGGCATTTCCAACTACAATCGGCAAGGATATAGATCCACCATCTTCTGTAGTAGAAGTAATCTTAATACTATTAGAGCGGAAAATAGTTGCTCGAACTCCAAGAATTGATGTATTTATAGATGCTACTAGATCGCTAATGGTCTCAGCTGGTGGATTTGCTGCGTAAGATCCGCGCCAAATCTGGGGATATGCATCTGTTTTAAATGCCTTGATATCAGTGCTGTCTGCAATCGATACGGTTTCAGCTACAATTGTGTCGTTTAATACTTCAACATAAGAGTCAGCATTAGCGGTTAAATGTGGACCCTTGCTAACAATCTTATATAATCCAGCGTTTGCATTGCTTACCCAGCCTGATGTACGACGAATTAGGTAAATAAAGTCACCTGGCTGCAGAGAGCTAAACGCATCTAGAGTAGAGCTCATGATTCTCATGACACTTGAACCCTGATCTGAGATAGAGATTGTAGCTCCAACGATCAATGGAACAGAGCGAGGTGAACATTCAGTAGAATCGACCGCAATAACGATTTCTGCTGGTCTGCCAAATGCATCGTTAGATACATTGTACGTGCCAGAAGTAGTTTCAGATGAAACCGCAAAACCTTTTGCATCCTCGACACCAGCTGTTACACTGTCGCCAGTTACAATATCTGTAAGAATTCGTATGTTGCCAGTTTGTCTATTTAATTGAAATTGAGAAGTTTGACCTTGAGCACTAAGGTCTTGTCCAGGAAGCATTTTGTTTAAGTAGGTGCCACCAGAAACCACAAGAGAGCTACTGCTGCCAGACTTATTAGATAAGATCTTCATCGTCTGGTTTGGTGTTGCTTCTGCAGTAATACCAGCGTATTTTGCATTAAAAGCATCTACCCAATCCTGAAGAGCTAGCCCAGTAAAAGAAGACGCTCCAGGAAAATCAGATAGTGCAAAGGTCCTATCTTGAGCCGGCGTACCATCTATTGCAATTACTAGATTTCCGCCACCACTGATATTCCATGAGGCAAAAGCTACGGTTTCGATTGTTGCGGTCTTTTCTTTTTCGCGTAACCGAGTACTGTTTTGATAAAGAGCAATATAGCTAAATTCATTTGTAGGAAACTTCAAGATACTGTTCACATATAATGCGACTGTATCTGTTTCGCGAATTGGGATCACTTGAATTATCTCAGCATCATGAGCTACTGGATAAAGAAGTATATTGGCTGAGTTATTAGTAAAGCGAGCTTTAAATAAAGTAGATTGATCGTTAATTGCTACAATGATTTCTGCAGAAGTAGCTGCCGAGATATTTTGAAATTGTGAACTTAAAAGAGTAATAGTTTCTTCTGCTCCATCAACTGCTACTCTTAAAAACATAGAGTCAGATATAGAAAATGGACCTTCAACGACATTTACTACTTGAGGACGAGTAACTGGAAAATTTGCCAGTTGTAAGAATTCTTCTGAACCATTAGCATTAGCTAACATGTTGTCAACAGATTGACCAGTGAACGAAGGCTGAAATCCTGAACCATCATCGATATACAATATAGATGGGTCTCCGACCTTAACAGGCTCGGTGATCACTGCCGAAGCGACTTGCTTGCTGTCGTCCGGGTCAGAGACCCCAATAACCGCAGAGATAATGCTAGGCGCAGTACCACGAGCGAGCGTGATGGCGTAGCTCTTTATGCGGTTACGAAGCTGAGTATCAGTTTCAACATCTGTCCCATTAGAAAAAGACGACGTATTAGATACCGCAGCTCCTATGAACGGAAGCGTGTCAAATTGAGTAATGGTATTAATCTGCGCATTGCCGGCAGAACCAGGAACAATAGCAATAACATCTACGTTGGTTACATTGTCTTCACCGGCAGCAATAACAGAGTCGCGAAGCGTTACGTACTTTATTTCAGGATTTTGATTGTTCGCAGGAATCTTAACAACTGTACCTGAGGCAATGAGTCGATCGGGTTCGCCCTGAGAATCAATAACACTGTCAGAGATAAGGTGATCTTTCTGAAGAGCAGAGCCTAAGTTAATCTGTGAATAAGTTGGAAATACTAGTATGCTGGTATAAGGGATCGGGCCTTCAAATGAATCCGTACCGCGTCCGATATAAAGTGTACCAGAAGGAGCCCAACCAGTGGTGTTGTTTACATACAGAGTTGTTTGGCCAGAGATAGGCGCCGGCTTAATTACATAAAGTCCAGTTGAGCGCTTCGTAATATTAGTGTTCGCGATCCTTACCTGACCCGAAGCCTTAACTGCAGTTAGACGCTTTAAACCATAATCTCCGGCACGCGCATCTAAGTCATTGTTTCTAACAGCGTCGATATTTAACAGCTCAAGAACATTTAAGATAGCTGTATTATTTTCAAAGTCATTGGAAGCGCAAGCTTCAAGCAGCGATAACAGCACTGACCCCGCATTAACATCGTTTAATGGGGTTTCGCTTATAATTTTGCGAATCATGTCGCCTAAAATCTGATTAAAACTCTTTAGTTCAATGGTCATAGCGCTTACATCCTATTGTACTATGTTAACCGCAAGTATTACTTAGCAACAGTGAAGGAAATTGGTACTACCGTAGAACCTCCAGCTAATCTTACTGCTACAGTGATATTCATTGCTGCCACAGCATTATTAGTATTACTGTCTACTAAATACCTAATATCCAAGCTCTCAATCCTGTCAAATCTACTATCAATTCCAATCTGATTAGTAAGAGATTCTACTAAAAGTGACTTAAGTTCATCTAAGTTCTGATTTTTATTACCAATAATGTTAACTAAACCAAAATCAGGGTGATATCTAAGTGAACCAAGTTCAGTGACTATCTTTAGCCGCATAGCTTGAATAGCATTATCTAGTCCATAGGACAGTTTAAGGTCACCATTGGTAGAAAAGTTAATTTCGCCGCTTTCGTCGATTGCAAGGTCGATTCCAGCTCGTTTCTCATCAGTAGCACTTTTAGCCAGAAACCATGGCACTTCTTCTTGACGCGAGTTGTCTAGCGGTTCCTCTGAGGGGATAAGCACATAAAAACTGCTATTAACGGTATTGGCAGCAAAAATACGAATACTTGCCCCTTCGGCCACCTTATACTTGTTCAGATCTGGCTCCCCGTCCAGTTCTAGGATGATTTCGTTTGATACGGGTATCTGACGTATATCTATAATCGTGCGCTGTTCTGGGAACACCTGGACAAGACTCTGGATAAGAATAACTTGGTTAATGTAGAGTTTATCTATATTAAGGTTGCCGTTAATGTTGGTTGGAGCAATGTTGATCTGGTTGCCTTGACCGTTAGAAAGTAACGCTAATTTTTGGCCTACTTCATCAATATAGGGTGGCTTTAGACCGTTTGCAATCGCTATATCGATCCACTTGTCTGGGTTGCCTAAATACCTATTAGCTAGTCCTTGTAGATCTTCGCCATAGTTTATTCTAGCTAAACGCCCTGACTTATATTGCCCTATGTTTACATCTGGGTTATTTGCATTAGCGCGAGCCAAAGCAAATGGATCGATAGCTGAATCAACAGCAAACAAGTTAGCGAGGATAAAGTCTACAGAACCGATATTTTGTTGAACTGATACCATTAAGTTTGCTTCTACAGTCGAAGCATTGATCTGAGGCGGAATTGAGCTTTTATCATATACTTGATTGTAAGTAGGATCACTTAATCCACCTACATCGGCTATTCTATCTCTGTAATCTATGAGCTGCTTTTTAATACGTAAAAAATCATTTTTAGAGTATGCGCTCACCGTATTAATCTTAGCCTCGATGATTGCTTGCTCGTCGTTCGTAAGATTAATAGAGTCGATATTAATGTTGTCAAAAATAGCATAATAACGATGATAAACTATATTATCTGAAAATGGGTTTATCTGCTTGCTGCTAGTGCGCTGTTTAGTAATAAAGTCTGAAAAATCTCTAATCTGTGCATTTAGAAAGTCAGGATCTAAGTAAGATGGAATCAACTTAACGATGTCTGCTTTTAAGAATTCCCAGTTATCTCGAAAATAGACCCAGCGAAGAGGAACTATCTCAGGCATATCAGAGAGTTTTAGTGTGTCACCGCCTCTGATCTTGTACCACAAACTTAAATCTGATGAGCCAGTAAAGGCTTTTGTTGATTCAGCCATTATCTACCTAATATATTTATACCAGCACCTAAAGGTCCTAGAATACCTTTAACTTTATTTGAAGTACCCTTGATCTTTGCTAGAAACGATGAGCCATCTACGCCGTCAAGTCCAAGTAATTTTAAGCGATCTGCAGTTAAATCCTTGGCTTCGTCACTTACGCTGCGTAAATTGTATCCGCGCAGTTGAATGGAATAGTTATAAAGCATAGGATTGTCGGCTGATCGGCGAAGAGTGAAACCTCTAACAACTACATCGTACTGATTGTTATCTTTGTAGTTAAAAAATGTCAATGGGTGCTCACTACGTTTAACTGTAGAGTCAGCATCAGATGAAACGTCTTGTTTATATTTTAATAAAAAACGATAAAGATTATGGAATGCAACATACCCTGTTTGATTAACATAGACGCCAGTCTTAGGTACTGGTGTACCACTTGCAATTTCTGAAGCAGTATTTCTGATCTTATCGATTAAGCTTAAAGTTTTAGAGAAGAAACCACCACTCGCCGCTCCTGCCAATGACTGAGACACAGGGTAGGTGGATCGACCAAGATTTTGCTCTTTCTGGTCTACGTCCACAAACTTAGGCGCCATGCCTGTAGTGCCTTCGATAGCTATATCATAATAACGAACCGGAGAATGCTCTTCTACTGTCCCATATAGTGTCGCAATAGCACTTGTTGCAAAACCTGTGCTTATAGTTAAGTTACTTGGTGCAATAGGTAAAAACATGGTCATAGCTTTACCAGTACGCGGAGTGAATTTAAAGCCGTATGGTTTTGCTGTAAACCAATTGCTTTTTATTACAGTGTACCCTGGCAAGCCATCTGGGCCTGTATCGGGAAAGCTTAACTGCGGTTGAGAGCCGCTTGGTTTTGCATTGCCAAAAATATCGTTAATTGAATCTGATGCCATTTTTTAATTATAACGCAACCTAAGTTAGAAGGTTCCGGTAATCTCCTTGATCTTGGCTTTAACTGCTTCTACACCGGGCCATTGTGGAGAAGACATCAGGGTTGTGCATGGTCCTACAGGCGATATGGGCATAACTTTACCTAGGGCCTCAACAAGCTTAGCTAGTTGATCTAACAACTCAACCCCTTCTTTACCTATAGCAACCTTTGGAGATTTTATAAAGGCCCTAGTATCAGAGGTGATCAGGAACTCTTTGGTTTTCATGCTAATCTTGTCGTCAGAGACAACATCAGTAGTTTTAGCCTTTAGATTCACTAGTTCTGATGCCTTAGTCAGCTTTAATGAAATCTTGCCACTCACTATTGAAATCGTACCATCTGGCTTGTCGATCTTAAGATACTGTTTGTCGCTGTTCGCATTATCGCTGAGTTCATAGCTACCAGTTTTATCGAACTTGAAGAAACTGCTGCCAATATTAGTATTATAAGTTGGAGCTGCTATCTTAGCGTTAGGTAGATCAGATAGCTTAGCTATATTAGTTGGTTGACCCCTAAAGGTCACCGTGTACTCTCCATCCTTATTGATAGATGTGAGAACCCCGTTGAACTCCATGGCGTACTGTGGTCCATCAGTAGACTTAATAGCTGTACTGCGAGCAGCATGGTTGATACCGCCCAAGATAATACCTTCACGACCTTGACCATTGAGTAGGCCAACTAGAACAGCATCGCCGGCTTTAGCTTCAAAGGCTGTAACAGAATCTGGCTTGTCGTCAAACTTGTAGCCTCTTAAAATAAAGTCTTCATAATTATAGACTCCACCGAACCTGCGAAGCATCTTACAGTTTAGTTCGATCTTATCATTATGGTTCTGTACTTCAACTAGATATCGAAGCTCACCTGTTTTCTCATCATTTGAAGCTTTCTTAACCACACCTATCCTGAGCATAGGATCAGATTTGTTGACTGCAGAGAAATCATTTGTATTCTGCCAAATACTACTATCTTTTATGATATCAAATGGGTTTGCCATACATTACTCCCCAAATACCTTTTGAGGATCAGGGTCATCTTCTTCGGAGGTAGAAACAACATTTACTGGGTTACGATCACCTTCTGGCGGAACGTTATTAGGGTATTTATCTAACTTACCTTCTCCAAATAGTTGATTGTTTTGATTTACGATGATTCCGCGAACAAACTGGATAGTGGTCTCATACTGGCGCGCTCCATCTTCACTTACACTAAAACTGTGACTAACACTTTCGACATGAGCTAAGATATACTGATTTTTCTTAGCATCGTTTGATGCCTTGTTGATATTTGGAGTCGGGTTTATAAGTCCAGCATCAAAGCGAATATTATTGCCGACCCCTATATATTCAGTTGTACCAGTCATTACGATAGTCCCATTAAGAAGCCTATGTGTGTCAAAATACCATTCTCGCATCAGAAGAGACCATGATCTAAGCAGATCAGCATTAAATGCCTGTGTCGTACTATCTGGACTTACTGGAAACTGTTTGGTGCCAACTATAAGAGGTCTAAATCCTTCGCGTAAAAAAGCATCCTCGTCGCTCTGCTGCGTTTTTTGCTTGGACCAGTTAGCTATCACATCAAAATCTTGAAATTGAGGTTTTATCTCAATGAAGTTATATTTATCGCGCCAATTGGTACCAGCATTTACAGAAATTACAGTAAAATCGTCTATCACATGAGTCTTAATGTTTTGAAACATAGAGCGAAGACTACGAGCTCCAGGATCAGATGATGATGATTTGAAAGAAAACGGCTTTATTCTATTATAAAGAGTTAGAGCAGGACCCTTATCGGTCCACTCAATCTCGTTATACATCTCATTTAAAGCAGGATTAGAGTTATCTAGTAGAATTTGCCAGAATGAGTTTGTACCTTGAAGTGAAAATGGATTTATAAACCCATAAGCTTCTGGCTTATTATCATACTTATTTACACTAGATAGTCTACCTGTTTGCAGGTTTAAAACTCTAGTAAGAACTAGTTCTTGGCTTAGATAACCATTAGGGCCAACAAACTTAAAGAAGTTCACCATCTCTTGTGGCATAACAAAGTCGTATGTCGATTTAGCTAGACGATTAATATCATCTTGTGCATCCGTAAATCCAGACAAATCATTTCCAAAGATGTTTAAAAGTGATCTTAAGTTATCTTTAACTGCAAAACTTTGTGGAGAATTACCTTTACCAAATAAAGCATTACGTAATGCTACCGCAGCTCCATTACCTTGAAGCTTTGGATCATTTTGAGCTGCTAAAAGATTATCAACGTAGAGTACATTGTTAAAGATATGTCCCCAGTCTGTTCCGGTTACTAAATAACGAGTCTGACGTGTATCTCCAACCTGTTGAGTTTGACATCTGACCGTCTCAATTTTTCCGATCATTTTTACCATAGATGGATCAGCTTTCTTAAGACTATCTGGTGTAATTTTCTTATTAGACATTAAGATAGCACACCAAGAACCGGAGTTAATAGTTGAGACCCAGTTTTTAAACGGAGCAAGAGTAAGTTGAAAGGTTCCAGCTGGATTTCCCTTTGTTTTTGCTGTCTGAATCGATATGCACGATAAGGTAGAAATTATGGTTTCTTCGATATCGTTTAAGTTATCTACACCCTCACTGCCGACCCTGTCGGCATAATTCCAGACGATAACAGCAGCATGAGGGGTTTTAATTTTAAATTTACCCACATCTACTCCTTATCTAGGCGCACTAACTTTGCTACTGTCCGCTTTTAACTTGTCTATTAATCCGTCAGAGTCATCCGCTCCGCTTAATCCAGACTTGCTATTTAACCTACCTATTGCTTTTGAAAAATCATCGACAGATTTCTCAAACTTCATTGTACTCTTACCAAACGACCCAGCAGCATCTGAAGCAGCTGTCTTAAACTTACCTTCGCCTCCAGTATCTCCAATATTTTCAACTTGTTTTGCTAGTTGTCCAAGAGCTTTTAGTGCTTCACCGGCGGTCTTAAAATTAGTAGTTGCTTCTAGTGCAGCCTGCGAGAGCTGTTTGAATCCTTGTGTACGCATATCATCAAGCATCTTCTGTTGATCAGATCCGCCTTTACCTGCTATGTTATCTGCTACAGTGCTTTTAGTTGCAGCAGTAGGCTCAGCAGAATTAATAGCTGTAGCAGATCTAATAAATTCTTCTGCTCCTCCAAAACCGCCCAAACGTGCAGCTCGCCCAATTGCTAACTGCTCATTATTAGGTAAATCTTGTAGACGTTTACCGCTTACAAGTGAATCAGCAAGTTGGGAAGCATTTATACCTTGAGCTAGACCAGCTCCACCAGCTTGAAGATTAGTAACTAAGCGAGCCTTGATAAGGTTATTAACCATATCTCCTTCTTTACCTTCTTCAACTCCAACTCCGATATCGCGAAATTTACTCTTTAACTCATTTGGCTTCATCTGCTTCATTGTACGCAGTGTTTGATCATCGAGTTGTTGTAAAATTATTGCCTCATCGCCACCAGCACCAGTCATCTTAGATATTCTAGATGTTGCTGACATAGCAGCAAAATTAACACCGGTGTCTGTACCGATCTCAGCCATTCGTTGAGCAGCAGTCATAGCACGCTGCATAGCGTGCTCTTGATTAGGATCTGCAGTGTTTACTCCTGCGGCAAGAATTTGAGCAGAAGCAGCAGTAGTATCTAAGCCCATTGCACGACCAGCAGATTGCTGAACCATCGTACCCGTGTTCTCAACCATCATGTTTAGAACTTTAGATCCATCGAGTGATTTACCAAATGCAGCCTCAAGTACAGAACTTAATCCCGCTTGAGGATTATTTGCTCCTGCAGATGCGAGTGTAGACATGCGCTGCATGTTCTCACCCATTGTTCCAAAGCCAGAACGCTCAAGACCGCGAGCAGAAAATATTTGAGATTCATTAAACGTCGAACCGATCTGCTGAACACCCATCTGCGCCATCTGCGCCATCTGTTCAGGGCTAATACGCGAGTTGACCATAGATTCCATGTTGTCTTTACTAATCATGCGATCAGTAAATCCCGCACCTTGGCGACCCATACCGATTGCAGCGGTACTAATGCCTACACCAAAGTCTCTAAAACCTTGTAGTTGAGTAGCAGAAACCATAGAGAGCTGTCTACGAGCCTCCATCTGAGCATTGACACCAGAAATTGCAGCGTTAGATCCACTGACATCCCTAGCAAGATCTGAACCTGAAACAGCGGTATTCACTAATCCTTGAACAACTTCACCTGCTCCCTGAAGACGTTGACCCATTGCCTGCGAAGTAGACATGGCATTTTCTACGGGATTCAGTGTAGACGCTATGCGAACTCCACCAGCGGCAGTCTGCGCTACTCCGCCAGCAACTTGAGCGCCGACAGCTGTGTTAGCTGCGTTCCTTAGTTGACGTCCAAACGCTTCAGCTTCTCCAAATTGTCCAAGCTGTAACTGTGATGCGACATCTCCAGCTGAAGCTGCTTTATAGGTTTGATATTTTTGATTTTCAATGGAAGCATAACCAGAAATATTACTAACCTGTCCAAGGCGTTGGTTGACGCCAATTTGCTGAATTCCGCTTCCTACTGCTCCAAATGCCCCTTGAGCAAATGCAAGTGCATTGCCGGCGTTGGTATATTTATCTCCGCCACTGCCGCCACCTTGAGCTACGGCTTCTTTAACTTTTTCTAAATCTTCTGCAGTTTTACTTGCAGCCTCTTTCATCTTATCGACTTCTTCAGCTGAAGCGTTTGCAGAGTTCTTAAGTTTTTCTAATGCTTCAACTAGCTGTCCAGCAAGTTGAATTTCTTTTTGTTTAAGTTCTCCAGCGGATTTGCCTCCAAGATCCCCTGTACCCGATGCAAGTTCTTGCGAAACTCCGGCTCTAAATAATGTGTCTTGGGCCCTTTGGCCAGCATTGAACAATGTGTCTTGACGACTCTGAGGATCTAGTCCTTGTGCTCGTTGATGTCTAAGCGCAGCGTCGATACCACCAACCATGTTGACCATACGGTTGCGCTGACCGTATATCTGTTGAATTTGCTGAAGCTTAGCAGGATCTTGTTGGCCTCGCTCATTGTATAACTGTTCTGCTATACCACTAGCCTTTTGTCCTAACATTCCGATCTGGTTCATGGAAGCGTTTCTACGCGCTTCAAGATCGTCGTAAGGAGTATTCATCATTGAAAGACTAAGTCTTTGTCCTGTAGATGAACGTGCAAATTCAGATGCTTGCCCGTTTACTGAAGATGAAGCAAAATTTCTTTCAATTACACTTTGCGTCAGATTAGTAAAACGCTGTCTCTGAGTTTCAGCTCGTAGTTCAATTCTAGGTTCAAGTGAATTAACTGTTTTACGTTCATTTGCTAGATGACGACCGATAAGAGAGGCGATCTCGTCAGAAGGTCCAGCCTGAAGCCCTGCTTCATATGTAGTAATGTTGCTACGAGCCTGAGACACTCGTACACGTTGAGCAATGTCTTCAGCTGTATGTCGACCAGCTCTGCGACCGATATTTTCGATGTCGCTAAAACCTGAATCGCCCAACGAGTTCATTGGGCCTTTATTAGATTTGTTTTGATCGTTCGCCATCTGTCTTACTCAAAGTCCTCTTCGATGTCATCACCGAAAGATTCACCAAAAATTTTCTTACCCTGCTCCATCTGCTCTTGCATCCACTTAATATTAGCAGGATCTTTAGTAGGATCTTGAGTCGATTTGCTCTCTTCTTGGGAAGCTTTAGCCTTGAGGGCTTCAAGCTCCCTCTTTTCTTCCTGCTCAGCCCAATCAAGATCTGCCTTCTCTTTATCCTCTTCTATCTTAACAGAATTCGACTCAGAACGTTCTTCTTCAGCAGCCCTACGCTCAATCTTGTCGTAGAACTCATAAAGAAGCTCTTCTAGGCTATATGAAAGTAATAAGGGATCCTTAAGAGGCCGATTATAGGTACGAGACCACCAGCTCTGTAGAAATAAGGTAAGTTGTTTTTCTGAATCAAGGTCAGCGCGGGCGTTATGAGCTGCTACTGCTTTTATAGCATCTACGACTGAGGGGTCGCTGTTTCTGCTTGAGCCTTCTTGCCCTTCTCGACCATCTGTTTGCGCCATTCGGCCTCCGCTGCTAGAACTTTATCGTATAGAGCAACTAAGGCATCTTCGTCTTGAATAGCATAGCCGCCATTAGATTGTTTCCACCATTCTGGTGCATCAATAATCTTGATACGTAGATTTGCGAGAATGATTGATATTCCAGCTAGTCCATCAGTAGGATTAGGATAGTTACCAAGAAGTCGAGTTTTTTCTAACTCAAGGCGATGTTTTTGCCCCATGTCTAGAAGACATAGAACCTTAAACTGGCCTTCATATCTCTTACTTGTGTCAACTCCAGTGTGGTCAAAATCAAACGCAGATTCCTTACTAGGTAGGTCCATAATAGCTCCTCAATATAGAAGTTATTATACCTATTAACCTATAAGGTTCTTGATTGTGTTAACTGGGTCATTAGCTATATCTTCTGCAGATCGCTCTAAGCGAGCAGGTAGAGTTGTACCCTTAAGTTGAGAATTTGAGTCAGGTGAAGCACTAGTTATGCCATCTGGATACTCAGGGGTCTTTTCATCTCTCCAACCGATAGCCTTAAATTGAAGCGTTACACTTGAAAGCTGATCAACTTTAACATCTTCAGTTCTAGACACGATAACAGCTTTTCTAGTTAGGAAAAGTAGGTTATCGCTAGAATCACGAACTTCTATCTGAATATACTGTCCAAATAAAAATGATAGAACATCTGGTTGCCAGTTCTCAGTAGTAGCTGATATACCTGGGATATGTAAGGCAGATATAGAGCCTTCAACTGCAAGACGCTGAGGAACGAACTCGTTAGGAAGAGGGTCGTCAACAGTATTGATTTCGGCGTACGTTGTACTAATTCTCCAACTCACTGCGAATGCGAAACCTACAATCTTGCCGTTTATCTTTAAGATCGTGCGAGCTCCACTAGAATATTTAGCAGATGGTCGAGTAGATAAAATTCCAGAGAAATTACTAGCGGCGTTGTCTAGTAAACTCTGAGGTATGTTTGGACGATTGTTAAACCCGTTTGACATTGTTTATCCCGAAAAATGCTGTCCTTGACCAGAAAAATCAGCAGTAAAAGAATCTTCATCAACATAAAGAGCTGTGAAGTTGAATCGCTGCATGGCAGCGCCTCTCTTGCTTATACTAAAATCAGCTTGTGTGATCCTGCAGTTGCGAATGTTCGCTATTCCCACAAAATCTACGTTAGCCTGTGAACCACCCTCTGGTCCTGAATTGGTACTACCTTGAAGAAGCGAAGCTATTCCGCTAACTACACCGGCATCACCTGCGCCTTGAATGTTTCCACCGCGTGTATCTACCTTCTGATAGACCTGAATATCAAACGTTGTACCATTTGAGAATCTACTTGGATCAAGCGCACCGCTTCGGTTTAAGAAGTCACCAAGTTTGCCGCCCCAGACTGAGCCCCAGTTGCCTACACCATTGCCTGCGTCGTTTTCAGCAACGCCTTGCGGACGCTTACCGCCAACTGCTCCACCAATATCTTTTACATAGCGAACTACTGTAAAACTACCAGTAACAGAATAACCAAGGGGTTCTACAGAAGAACCTTCGTACATACCCAATACTTTAGGCGTTTGAGTAAGGATAGAAATCGAGTAAGAGAGGTCGGTACAGAAAGCTAGAGTCTTTCCGTTAAGCTTGATCTTGGCGTTACTTCCGTTTACAAAGAACGGCCTGATACCAGCCATCTGTACCTTCCTTTAATAACTATTAGCTAAGGTCGATATCGCCGGAGTTCGAAGAATCGAAAGACTCATCATCAGCAAGAATACCAACGAAAGCAAGCTGATCTACTAGGATGCCACGCTTGTTGATACCAGCACTCTTACGAGTGAAACGGCAATCTTTGATAGTAATGAATTCTACTGAATCCGTAACTACAGCGGTATCTCCACCAGCAGTTGCTGATGCTTGAGTCTTTTGAAATACAGCTAAGTCCCACGTCTGTGAAAGAAGTAGGTTACCTGGATTAATGTGGTGCGAGCCGTTTCCACCGGTAGTGAAATCAACTTTACCAAGACCGTTACCGCCGATATTAACCCCTGGCATGCTGTTATCTTTAGCAATTTGAGTATAGCGAACTACACTTAGACTTCCTGCGACTGAGTAGTTTACTGGTTCGTTTGTTACTGCCTCGTAACGACCCATTGTCTCGATCGGCACAGTATCTACTGCTACTTGATACGAAACATCAGAAGCATAAGCAAATGTTTTGCCTCCGACCTTGATCTTAGCGTTTGCGCCTGTTATAAATGCTGGTTTTTTTGCTGCCAATTTGAACTCCTTGTGGGTTACGGTTCCCAATTACCTAGTTATTTTTTAGATCAACTAATATTGATCTAAGAATAATAGTATCAGAGTCTGAGTTGAACTTGTTAGACTTTCGGACGTTATCTTCTGCTGGTATAGCCCTTAGATTCCAGGGCACATGTAATCCACATACATCTTTGCTCTTTAATGGAATAATATGGTCTACGTGAAAACCTACAGGGCATTCCGCATAAATTGACTTAATTGCCTGAAGTTGTTCGTCATTGAGCCATTTAGGGACAGCATTCATTTTTGCTGCCCTATGTCTAGCCTCTTTATTTCGCCTTATGGCTAAAAATGTCTTTCTATGGTTAGTTTCAAAGTGCTTCTTATATTGTTTATCTTTTTCAGGGTGATTAACTAACCAATTTTTTCTTAGTTGCATTACTCTTTTTCTATTAGCTCTAAGATATGTTTTATTAAAACAAGACCTGCACTCAGTTCCTTGTTTATACCATTTAACCGACTCTGTTACTTGACAAACTAAACAAACCATATTGCTATTGTACTCAGAAAAGAAAAAGGCCCACCTCTTTCGAGATAGGCCCCAATATTATGACTTAGAATTAACTATTTATCATTATTTTCATCATGGATATGCTGTTCCATTTCTCCGTGCAACAAACCAACTTTGTTTGCCACAGAAGTATGATGTTGTTTATGTGCTCCATCTAACGAACCAGATACCTTGTATGTCGTAGGATGAATTTTATATGAACCTACTTTTGTTCCACCAGCATCATGTACAGAGTAATTTTGTCCGCCTCGGTGCTTAATTGATAAAGGTGTTCCGCTAACGTTTACTGGCTCTTTAAAATAAGAAGAATGAGGCCCCATTTTCCTTCCCTTTTCTAGAGCCCACTGTCCGTTTGCTGCAACCTTAAGTACTTCCTCTTCTTCTTTGAGGAGTTTTCCAACTTCTTGAGGTCTGATGGTTGACGGATGATCCATTGGATCAATAGGTGGATGCGAGGCTGGTTTGCCTACAGTAGGCTTAGGTAGATGCTTAGCAGGAACCTTGCTTTTTGGCTCGGCTTTTGCTAATTCTTCTGCAAAATCCTTCATGGTCTTGATCAATTCATCTAATTTTTCCATATGACCTCTAAACTTCTTCTTTAATCGAATTTCTTGTAGTGATCAACTTCACGATTAAAGTGATCATTTGCTTTATCTTTATTTTTAGTTTTCAAAGTCCCGCCTGGCGTACCTTCTCTTGAATGACTCATAATTGTGTACCCGTGTTCTGGGTGTTGATACATATGTACAGTGCCTTCAGCATGCTCAAAATGATTTTCAACCTTATGTCCAGAATCTAACATTTTTTTATGAGTATCGGCTGAATTTGGATCTGTTCCAAATCCGCCTTTACCTGTGGTTTTAAGCTGATTAATTCTAAATTTCTTTTTTGGTGTAATTGGTCGCGCACTTGCTAGTGGACTAGTCTTTTCTAGAGTCTCATCCATGGTCCATTGCCCATTAGTAAAACTTTTAATTAAATTTCCCATTAATACATCCTTAAAGAAACCTACCCCAGGCCAAATAGCCTGGGTAGGGGTCTAATTATTAATTAAGCAGTAGACTGAGCGCGCTGAAGGGTGATATCAGCAAGAATGAAGTCAATACCTTCAACAAGCTTCACAACAACAGAGATGTTGATAGTATTACCGTTGATCTGAACAACTAGCTGCTTGAAGCCGTTCTTAGCATCAGAAGTCGAAACTGTAATGCCTTGAGCAAGGTATGTAGCAAGAATGCTCTCACAAGTACTCTTAACTTCTGTAGCATTGATAGTGTTCTTAACACCTACATAGATGTTTTCAAGCTGTGAGCGGAAGTCGAAAGCAAGAACGTCAGCAGCGTATAAAACGTTACCGCGGTTGAATACCCAATTTCCATCACGTCCGTAAGTTGTATTATCAACAACTAGTCGGAATCCACCAGTTTGAGGAGCTTCCCAGAAGGTAAGACCATTCTGGATTGCATCATCATACTGTAGATCTGGATCAAAGTCAATTACGATGTCAGCTTCGGCAGTAGCCATTGGCTGACCGGTATGGCGAATACCAGACATATTGAAGTATTTACCGGTCATAGGTAGGCCGATCGGAGATCCGCCGCGAGCTCCAGCAAGTAAGCAAGAACCAGCCCAAGGCTGGAACCACTTGATAACACCATCACTGTCAGTTTGGCGAACATCTTGAATCGATAGCTGTACACGTGCGGTTGCAAGGTCTTGAGCTTTCTGCTTACTGTCATCATATGATGCCTTGTAAGATAGATAACCCTGACGCTCGCTCCTACGCTTTGTGGTTGCCATTAAGCTTAGATGAGTCTTAACAGCCTGATGAATACCGTCAATGGTGTAGTTAGAACCTACGTCAGTGAGACCATCAGCAGCATCTTCAGTAGCATCGCGGCTCATTAGAGGAACCACGCTGTTGACGCGGAACTTCTCAAATTTGCTTAATGCAGAAGTGATATCTGAAGTAGAGGTTGCACCCTTAGCTCCACCAGTTAAGAACGTCTCAGCAGAAGCATCTAGTAAACCTGCATAAGCATTAGCGCCGGCAATAAGTTCTATAGCAGAAGACTGAGCAAAGAAATCGCGAACTTCTACAGCATCTCTCTTGATAGTTGCAGGAAGAACAGTTGCTGAACCTAACGCACCAAGAGCAGTTTGACGATCTAACACAGATGGAGAAAGTTGTCCAAACAGTGTAGAGCTAAGAGTCAAAGTCCAGTTACCGCCAGTTGAACTGTTGATAAAAGCAGCTAGCTGAGAAAGAGTAGCAAAATCCGCAAGAACAAGAGTGTGTTCAGGAGCAGCGTTGTTCGTAAGGATCATCTGTGTAGCAGAGATAGTTACGTTTGGAGCAATACCTCCGTTACGACCTATACGTACAGCAATATTGCCACCTATAGTAATAGACTCATCGACAAGATCGCGCTTGTTTGAGGTCGTGATTACTGCCATGTCTTCAGAAGCAGACTGAATAAGGCCGGCTGGTCCGATATTTGCAGAAGCAAGTAGAGATCCACTTACAATTTCAAAGTTACGTCCATGACCTTCGCGGTGAGGATTAGAGGCAGCAGATCTCGTAAGAGTAACTACTGCAGCAGTCTCAAGTGCACCAGAAACAACAAACGACATTCCAGCAGGAACAACAGCTGATGCCCAGTTTGCTCCGGTATTTAGAGCTGTTTGAAGTAGAGCACGAGTTGTAGTTGCAGCTGGAGCTGTAAACGTTTCAGTTGCTCCGCCGTTCACACGAATTACCAATGTATTACCTGCAACGTCAGCACTCACATCAAATGGAGTAGACGAAGCGCGGACAGCAGAGGTAGCTGGAACTAAAACATTCTTAAGCGTTAACTTATTTCCGCCTTGTCCCCACTCAAGAGCACGCGCTGTTCCCCAAGTATTAGCTAGAGCTAACGATGCACGCAACGAAGCGTTGGTCTTGTAAATATAAACAGCCTGTGCTCCGCCTGGAATTGCTCCGTCAGAACCTGGAGCAAACAAGAAATTACATGCGTCGACTAGAGGTCCGCTACGATATTTCTGTTTAATCTGTGGAATTTGTTCTGGACTAAACACGTTGTTAGCGATGTTTGTTTCGTTAGCGCCTGGTGCGCCAGCTTCAGACTCTCCAAAGATTGCGATGATTCCTGTTGGGCTAAGTGGAAATCCACCGCCAAGATCAATCGTAGTCCTAGAGTAAGCGCCTGGTTTGTAAATGGTTGCACCATTAAAGCTTACATTAATTGCCATGGTTCATATCTCCTGAGTCTTGTTTCATGTACAAAACTATTATAACATAGAGGTTAAGTTAGATGCTAACTAAGCTTAACTCCATATTGGTTTAAAGCACTGTCAAAATCTTCTAAACTTTCGCACTGATTAAGACCCCTTGCTTCAAAATCTGCCTTAAGGATCTCTTTATGGTGATGTTTAGGGATGCGGTGCCCACGCATTGCATACCAAGCATCAAAATCTAATTTAGGTGCAGCAGTCTCTTGTTCTACAGCAGCAGCATTATCAGCTGGAATAGATTGCTCAATATGCTTTGCATTATCTTTCCAACGCTTATTTTTACCCATATTATCTCCTTATTAATTCTAACCGACTTTAGCGGTTAAATGTTTAAATCGTCCTCACCATCTATATCACCTATGCGGCCCGCCTGAAGACCTTCATTGGCTGTGGTATCTACATCTGCAATATTTACATCTAAGCTGGCATCTACCGAGGACGCTGGTTCTAGCCCTATAGCCGGTTCTAAGTTAACTTCGTCTGCTTCAGTAAATGGATCATCTTCCCAAAAATTCTCTGTTGTGCAGCGAAACCTGATCCAGCGGGTCCAAGTATTCTCTGCCATATGCATAGCGTCTTTAGAGTAGTCTGAAGCAGAATAAGTCTGCAACCTAAGTCCTAATCGCTCAGCCATCAGCTTGTTCCTAAACAACACATAGCTCACTATATAGTAAAGCCAGAGTACATGGTCTCCACCCTTGTTAGCGTGAATACCAATATCGACCATTACAGTGAACACAGCAGTCTTAGTTTCACCTTCACCAGTAAAGTCACCCATAATGTCGTTCATGGAGGCCTTAGACTCATCTTCGGTCTCATTTGCTAGATGGATCGATACACATGGAATCTTTTGGGCATTAAACGACCAGGCTTGGATCACTGGGATCTTGGTGGTGCTAAACCACTGCCAGATCTTTTCACGATAAGCTTCACCATAGTCAGCTGCCAGCTCATCTTGCACAAAAGTGCAGAATAAGTTGTCAAACGCAGGTTTATTGGCCCTTAGCTTTTTAATACCAGAGTCAATAAGTTTACGAACTATAATTTCTGGCATGCAAAATCCCATATTAGTACCCGCCCTTGATTATATTTTTACGCCATTGCAGTGGCTGAAGATTTGTAAAATGACAAGCCTTCTTTAAATCTTCTGAGTTAGATAGATCAAAAGAAGTTAATGGTTCAATATGATCTATGTGCCATCCATATCGTCCATGATTTTCCCAGCTCATCCAAGGTTCAAATTTAGACTCCAAATAAAGCTTTAACTCTTTAATAGAGCAACCTAGATTGGCTACGGCAGAGCCAGACTTAAAGTTATACTTAATAGCATTCGTCAATCTAGCTCTTAAAATGTTAGCCAGTCTAAAATCTAAATCATTATGATAACGTTCTTTTCTTTGTTTAGCTACAGACTTAGAGCGTTTTCTTAAATTATATGCCTCTACATCTCTATTTTGATATAGGACTAGGTTGTTACACTTTGGAGAACAAAAGCGGGTAGTAGACTTCTGAGCAATAAAGTCTACTAAACAAACTTCACATTTCTTATTATGTGTTTTAAAAGTTTTCTTCATAATCTCTTATAATGTTGCGAACAATATCTTCTAAAGAACTACTAAGTTCTTTATTTATACTCTGGACAGTATCTGTGAAGTCTTTATCTTTAGCTGGTTGAACCCACTGTGTATTAGCATTCTGTTTACTTGTAGCCGTTCTAAACTTAGCCTTAGAGTTTTTAGGGGTTACTCGCTCGCGCTGAGCTCTTGAGGCTTCCATTCTCTCAGCATTGACCTGTTTCCAGGCATCATATATATTGCTAGACACCCTAGGTCTATTCCTAGAAGATTCACCTACAGGAATGACTTTGTAGACCCCAGAACCATCTTTTATGGGCTTAGCGCCCTGTAGCAGTCGCGGAAGCATAGGGAATGGGGGTTCAGAGAAGTCCATATTTCCAGAGTCCGTTGTAAGCTGCATCGATATTTGATTAAGCTTAAGTTCATTGATAAATTCAGCTGATCGCTTCTGTACTCCATCTTCGATGGCAAGCTGCATAGCTGCTTCAGTGTGACTAGCCATGGCACGATCTATGTCTGCGCTAGCTTTTTGTAGGATCATCGTAACCGCGTCTGGTTCGATGCCCCTGTTTTCAAGAATGTATTTTAAACTATCAAGTTCAAAATAGATATTAGCCATTAGACTTACTCGTCTTGGTAACTACTCTAGCTCTCATGTCTTTTAAGAAGTTTTCTTGCTCAAGACTTTGCCAGTCTTGACCAAATGAGATAGTGATCTTACCGTTTGGTGAAATCTCAATCTTTGGTTTAGTGAGATAAGAGTAATATGCATCATGTACTTGATCTTTATTAGCTGGATTTGTTGAGAAAGCTTCAACCGTAGAAGGTTTTTTAGCTACATCTTCGATCTTGCTTTGCAGTTCACGTAGTTTTGCTTCAAGTTCGTCCATGTCGTCGCCGACCGCTTGTGCTAGCTCGTTATGTTTACCAGAGAAGTTGTGTACAGACTCTTCTAGCTTATCGAATAGTGACATTATGCGACCTTCAACTTGCTGAAGATCTACTGCCATACCATTGCGCATCTGCTCACGGATTGTTTCCATCTCGTTGTAGATATTTCCGATATTGTGGCGCTTATAATTTTCAACAAGTTGGTCGATACCACCGTCGATAGCATCATTACTCAGCGCTGCTTCATCTAAAAGTTCAAGTTCTTTTTCATCTTCTGGCATGTACCATTCGAAAACAGACATTAGAGCAGCAGTTAGTTCAGGAAGCGACTTGTTAGTGAATTGGTAAACAACTTTGTGACCGTCAGAGACGCGACCCGAGTATACATCAGACATGTGTCTACGAATGCTAACTGTATGAGTATCAATAACAAAATCTTTAAAATCTTCATCTTTCATGCCGGACACTGCTTCGCGAAGTTTGCGAAACATTCCGTTGCCGATTAGCTTAAGAGCATCGCCGTGCGTAACTTCCATGACAGCATCGCCACGCTGACGGATAATATTCTTTTCAAGTACTTCAAGGGCTTCCATACCCTTTAATGATTTGCCAAATCGTGAGCCAATAAACTCTTTCATTGGTTCTACACAGCAATCACGAAGTTTGCTCCAAGGTATATCTTGAATTTCGTACCACTTAAGGTTCTTTAGTTCGTCAGAAGATTTAGGTTTACCAGTAGCAATCTCAGCTAGATAAACTGCACACTCGTTACCATTTAATGTGCCATGGAATATTTTAGTAGAGATACGACCAATGCACCCAATCTCTTCCTGCATTTCACGAAGGGCGCAACCTTCAAATGATTCATTCGGCTCTAAATGGCCCCCAGGAAAAGCAAGTCCACCTGAATGTTGACCAAGTAATATTCGGTTATGGCTATCCATTACAAGAGTTGCTGCAGCCTTACCTTTTCCCTTATAAAATTCTTCGAATGACTTTTTTAAATTCTTTTTTGCTTTTTTACGAGCGACTCGCGCTTCTTTGACTCTTTCTTTGGCCTTAGCATGATGACTTTCGCCCCAAGTTCCGCCACGATCGTTATGTTTAGACTCGGGAGCACTATCACCAGGTGAGGTATACTTTGCAGCCACAGATTTAGGCGGACGACCACGGCCTCCATCTTTCACGTTTTTACCGTGTGCGATGGCCATCATCATTCTGTATTGCTTACGGCTCACAGCTTGTGGCATTTAAAGGTGACTCCTAACGATTACTATACAATAGTCATTATAACTTAAGTTCAAGGTTAACCTCATGGAGTTGCAAGTTTTTCAGATCCAATCATGAAGTCCCGGCGTACTAGTACTTGCTGTGGCAAACGACGTGCTACCTTTTGTCCATTAACGAATTCCTGAGTAATCCTGAGTTCACGTAGAGATTGGACTACAACATAAACTGGATGAGCATAAAATGACCAGATTATGACTTCTCCATGATCGCTGCTAGCGTCATAGAAAGGCTCTTGTCCGGGTATCCAGACGATCTGTCCTTCAGTATTGATATTGAAATCAGTTCCCTGTGTATAGAATTTCTGTACACCGTTTCTAATGGAGCTAGCATACTCTACCTTTTGGATAGGATATCTTAGCTCTTGGGTTCCACCAGTTCTAGGCTCGTATTCCTTCATCTCCCACATGCGCACAGTGAAATCAGGCATAATTAAGCGATCGTAAGTATTAAAGTCAACCTGGTTACCCTCAGCGTCCTCGGTTGGAAAAGTAACAACCGCAGTTCCAACTTCCCATACACCGTGAGCCTCAAAGGTTTTTTCTATAGAATTTCCAGAAAAAACTCCTCGCATCTCTGTTTCGCCGTAACTAAGTATTCCTGAATCGTCACAAAATTCACAATCGGGGTTATGTGCGTTGTTGTCGACAGTGAGAATATTTGGGCAAGGAACAGCTTTAGAATGTATGAAGCGGATACCACGTTGATTAAGCAGTTGATCGAAGCTTACCCCCTTAATACTTGGATCAGGTAGATAAATCGGCATCGGTGACTGAGTAGAGGTAATCGACTGCGCTGGTGGCGGGTAGACTTGACCTGGTTTATCCATTGCCATTAAAGTGTTGCTCCTAGACTAAATTATACCGCGATCGGTCCTAATCTGATCAAGGACGTATAATACCAATAATATGAATCCCGATTCAATGGACAGCGTGTCTATACTTGAGAAGATTATACAAGAGGAAGGTAGCTGTACTTGGTCAAAACCCAGTATTTGTGCTAAATGTCCACTTGGAAGGTCAACGAGGGATAAAAATGGTGAATATATGAGCTGTGTAGAATCTTTAAGCATAGATGGACTTAAAGAAGAAGAGGCTGATGCTCGTTATAAAAAGGCCGCTCAGGAAAAGTTAGCAGATCTAGTGATCGATGAGATCATTAGGAGTAAATAATGGCCTTAAGTCAAACTGATAAAGACGTACTTGAAGAGATTGTGCAGAGCGATGGTCAATGTCTTGACTCTAAGCGATGTGCTAAGTGTCCCTTTAGGGCCATATGTCTACCGGAGTTTCTAAATCCTATTCCTCCGAGTCAGCCACAGAGACTAAAGATGGCTCAAGATGTGTTAGCTCATCACTATCTGATCGATGATGAACTTGAAATAGAAGACATCAAAAAGGATTATAAATGGGACAAAAAATAGCCTACCGTATAGTCAACAAATACAAACAAGATCTTGCTAGATGGTACTTATATATGTTGCTAAGAAAACTCTTATCGAAAGATATAAGTTTATTTTGCTCAAATACCTTAAAAGATACCGACTACTAGCTCAGTTCCTGCTAAAATAGACTTAGTTACACTTAAGTAACTTACCCAACAAAAGGGAAGTCATATGGAACGTCCAATCGATAAGATCGACGTAGAGCTTCAACGTAAAGAACTTATAGCTCTTTATTACCGTATAGAATTAAAATCACTTCTACAAAGACTTCTTGCTGAACATTATCAATATAGATCTTGTATACTAAAATAATGACAGGTATTATAGAACTTAAAAAGCCAGATAAACTCACAGAGGCGCAGATGAAGGCCAGAGTATATCTGTTTTTCTTACTTCTAGATCTTGGAATTAAGTCCACTATTGGCGCTATCAATAGTACTATAATGCTTCGCCAACATTACAGCAGTAAAGCATGGTAAGTAAACACTATGTCCGACTTTCTGTGGACCAGATAACTGCAACGTACAAGCTTTTTAACCTCCTAAGAAGGTTGAGTGTTATAGGTATAGTTAAGGTCGAAACCATAGCCACTAGTCCAAAAGTGGAAGTATTAAGTTGTGGCAATGTTGCTGTACACTCATCTTATGTATATGGCTTAAGGAAACTAGGTTATGAGTCAAGAAAAGGAATCTCTGATACCGAAGAGTTGTTGGAATCTATCTTCGGAAGACCATATACAGGCAGCCGCGAATATCCTTAAATTGATGCGTAAACTAGGTTTCGTAAAAATCTTTAAGTTAGAGATGTATATGTCTAGCGTTGAGATGTCGTTTTCAATAAAAAAACTAGTATCAGCTATAGAAAGAGATATGTATACCTAAATATTAGGAGTTTCTCACCACGGTATCTCTACCTGAATAGTTAAAAAGTCCCGACCTTTATTCGGGAGCTCTAATCCAGCACTGCTGATGTGTTTATAAACCAACCCGATCATGTTCTTCTTGTTGTCCCGAACGCCAATCAGCAAGTCCTGAGTGAACTGAAAGTTCCCCCCGAGCATAGAATCAGGCGAAGTAATCATCCCGACGCCCCAAAGGGACCTGATAACTAAGTACCCGGGATTAACTTCGGTACCGATTGAGTAAAACCCGAAACCTGAACTCTTGCGATCATGTCCAGAACTATCAGCAAATAGACCTAATTCAACCTGATTGATAAAAGGTCCAAACAACTCTCCTACATAACCTAAAGAAAAAACCTTTGTAGAGGCTGTACCATAGTCAGCAGTATTAAATACACCTATGCCGTATTTACTGAACGAGCTTGCATTAACATTTAAAGAGGCAAACAATGTGATAAAAGCAAGTATATATTTTTTCATTAACAGATTATACTACAACAACCTTTGCCAACCGCGATCATACACATATGTTCCTTGAATGCCTTCGTATACCATAAAGGCTGTATAACCTTGAGGAAAGGTGGGTTGCTTTTTGCCTAGCAATGTGTACATGAACACTATAAGCTGTGCCTTACGGCTTGCGTCAAAACATATCACGAGTGATATAGTCTCCTGTATGCATAGTCTATTATTTGCTTTTCGCTAAAAGTCCTTGCACTCTTTATATCCAGTCTACAAAGAATGATAAGCAGATTCCATATAGGAATCATAACCTTGTTGGTCTCTAACATGGTTGCTAAGCCTTTTGTATGACCGCTCATCTGCGAAGTCCATCTACATTTCGCTTAGTATATATGTATACACTTTTTTCACTATCAGTTAGAAATGACCTATCTACTTTAGCAGATCGTTTACGAACCCACCTATTCCTTTTACCTAATTTTATATTGTAGTCACTAACACCTGGTTTAATTAGGAAAAGATCGCTGGATCCATTTATACAGTGACCACAACTGTTTACTCTTCCACGTGTTTCATACATATCATTTACCGTGAGCAAAGATAAAGTTGCGGCCTGGGTTTGTACAGATCAATGCCGAACCACCTGAACTTGAAACCAAGCGCTGAACTTCATCTTTACAAAAGAGTCCATAAAGTGTATCTGTAAGTTTAACTAGATATCTTGGCTCACCAAAGTTCATAAGAGATTCAACAGAGGTATGTTCTAGCTTTTCTTCAAAGGATTCGCCTACTGCTTCGAACGGGGTACAGCAATCTAGCAGATCGCACAATATATTCAGTCTTGTCAGCTCGTTCCCTAGTTTTATGGTTTTATAGCTATATGAAGCAGCTGTGATAGTGCTGTCTTCAACTGCCCCTGGTCCAACTAGCGCAGGAAACCCAGTGTTGTAAATATAACTTTGTGATGGAGACTCTGTAACATGTTGCTTAGTAATAATCTCTAAGAACTTCTCTAGCTCTAATAGAACAACCTCTCCGCCAGACGTGTAATAATATATATTTGAGTTTTCCATTTTAATCGTCATATTCATGGTAGTGGTATTTTACCCGCCAACCGTCTTTCTAGCGCGAAGTAGTTCTTGTTGGTGATCCCAATCTATCGCAAACTTATATATTCCTACTCTTCCTTCAAGGTCGCGCCACTCAGTCTTATCCCAAACCCCTAGCAGCATGAACAAGCGACAGAGTTTAGCGAACCTAGCCGTTCTAGCTAGGGTGTCTGGCCCACGATGAGTGAAGTCTACATAGCATATCACTGTTTTCATAAAAGCTAAAAGGCCCCCTCCCGCCTGAGTCGGAATTATTCTTTACACTATGTTATTAACTTCGATAATACAAGTGATTGAACCTAGAGGCACGCTGCTTCCACGGCACCATAACCACGTACTCCATCTCCAGCGTTCCCATTCTTCTCGTTAAAGAAACACAGTACTGACGGTTGTCATGAAAACCCGGCCCCGCTGTCATCATGTCCACGACAGATAATCGCCTCTCTGCCAACCCGGCCAAGCGAAGCTTCCCAAACAGTATAACAAGCTTCAACAACGGCTTTATCTTTATCTCGTCTTCCATCGCATCAAACATATCTAAACCTTAATATTACTCTTTGGACTAAGTACCACCAACTCACCATATAACAAGTAATGATGTGGGTCTCGTTGTAACCGCACCGCTGCACTGTGTATACCCAACTGGTGTAGCACCGAGAGCAAACGTATGTGATAGATCGAGAATTCGCCATACAGCGACATTGTGACTGTACTGTTCTGCAGTTGTTGGGCTATCGATATATTATCTTCGGGCGGTGAGGGCGGTGCGATGTTCTCGATCTTTGACATCTACGTAAACCACGGTGTGAAGGTTGGTGCGCCTTCATCTTCTTCATCTACCGTAGGTCTCAACGGGTAATCGCTGGGCCTTAGCAAGCGGTGCAGCACGTACAGCAGTTCCCGGTGCTCGGGTGATATCCAACCTTCGCCGTAGTATGCACTGTTATTAGTGAGGTCAACCGGTCTTGTTATCAAGCAGTGAGCTATGGGATCTTCGCCGGGAAGTTTTACGTATTTGCCAGTATATGCGCCAACATCTATAAGATGTTGCATATAGTTGAAAAGCCATTGTTGTTTGGCGCGGCGCATCTGAAGGGTAGAGGGGTTGTTGACAGTTTTCATAATTTTATATATAAAATTATACAAATGTACTGGTACCTAAGTAAACCTATTAAAATAAAGATCCGAAGAAGTTGCCATCGTGGGTGCGAGTGATGCCAAGTTTTATTAGGAGCATATGAAGTGCTGTGTACGATTTTAAAATATAATGAGATTGTACTAGGGTAGTGTGGTGAGGCATCGGAATATTGTATTCGATTAGTCGCCTATGTGAGCCGCTAAAGAAGTAGTAGCGAATGTAGTGTTGGTATTTTTCCATAATTAATAGAAACGGCGGGCAGCGGATTTATAGGCCTTATGAAAGGTAACGCCTTTAATTATATTGAGCTGCGCAAGTAAGGTTATGAGTTTCCATGTGGGATGAGTGCTCAGTAAAACTGATAATTGCATTTTATATTTATACCCAGATTGGGTACAAGGTACCCGAGTTAACCTATTAGCAGAAACCAAATGGATTTGAGCCTCCGAAGATGAGGAGTGTAGTAATTAGTAGACCAATTAAGGTTATAGTGCCGAGAACAATGTAGCCTGTGATGGTTGCGATTTTATTTAACATTTTATATTTATACCTATTAGGAAGGTACTGGTACCTGAGTTTGCCTATTAGATGGGAGGTAGCGGGGCCTTGTTTTATAGGAAAACTGTAAACACGCGGTAGGCGCGCAGCGGGTACTAGTCCCGACTCAAGGGATCCCTTGTAAGCCAAGGCCAGCGGGTGGCTAAATTTCGGGAGCATCTACTACTTCCGAAACTACAGAGAGATATACGAGGAGATGATATGAAGAGAATGATATGCCGATTCAAACTGTTCATGGGAATCAAAGGTATTCGTCACAGAGATCGTATGTATAAGATGTGTTCTGAGCTGAACTTGAAGTAGTGTGTTCCTGATACTAAGCAATAACAACGAGGAGATAGATATGAAGATGAATCAAAAGAATGCAGTGTTCGCAGCGGTCACGAATGTATGCTCGGCTAACGATGATGGTTCGTATACACCTAGTAAGGAACAGCGAGCTCAGGTCAACGCCATCCTGTTCGAGGGGTTTCGCGCTGAGACTATCGAGTGTGAGCGAACGTACGATGACTCTGAGCTTAAGAGCTACGTGAGCGGTCTTCAGAGCAACTGGCTTCGTAAGGATTCTCGTCTGAACGGAGGGGTTAAGTACGAGGCTAAGAACCCTGG